GTCCGCTCCGCGCTCGATCTGGTAGGACCGTGGGAAATCGTGGGCGGAGAAGAGCTCGCGCGGCTGGAGCATCCGCATCCCGATATCGACGATCACGTGGGGCTCGCCTTCGACAGTCACAGTCACCAGCGCCAGGCTATCGTTCGCGACCACGGTCGGCATCGGCGCCTTGAGGCTCGCGAGCTGCCCGCCGTCGCGGTGGTACTTCGTCAGGAACGCCCGGACTTCGGCGAAGTGGTTGCCCTGGGCGCTTACCGTCCCGAGAGGTTTGGTGACCGGCTGGCCGTCGCGGCAAGTGCCGCGCAGCTTGACGATGCTCAAGGCGACCAGCGCTTTCGTATCCCGGCCCGTGACCGTCGCCATCGGCGCTTCGAGCCGCTGCCCGGTGGCTTCGTGCCCGGCGTTGTGCTTCGCGAGTAAGGTTGCCACCAGATCGCCACGGTTCGAGGTTGGCACCATCGTCGGCATGGGGCGCTCAAGCGAACGGCAGCGAGGATCCTGTCCCAGGCCACCGTTGCGCTTCGGATCCGCCGCATGCATCACGGGCACGATGAACGGGTCGTGTTTCACATACTTCTCGATCCCGCGGGCTATCCGGCGCTGGGTTTTCTCGGCCAGGGGTTTCTTTCGCTCGAAGATCGAAGGGCAGGAGTGCGACAAGTCGATGCACTCCGCGGCCGTGCGCCAGGCCTGCGATCGCCCGGGACCATGGGTCGCCTGCGGCCACACGATCGGGTTGCCGTCGCAGCGCGCGATCAGGAACAAGCGCTTCCTCGAGGTTGGGGCGCCGAAGTCGGCCGCCACGAGCTCGCGGTGCTCGACCACGTAGCCCAGGTTCTCTAGCTGGCGCTTGAACCGCTGAAACGTGGTGCCCATCCTGGCCGGGCACGGTGTGCCGTCGGCGAGCAGTGGACCCCACTTCTGAAACTCCTCGACGTTCTCGAGCACGATCACCCTGGGCTTCCTCGCCTTGAGGGCCTTCACCCAGTAGACCGCGATCCAGGCAAGAGACCGGATCTTCTTCGACTTCGGCTTCCCGCCCTTCGCCTTGCTGAAGTGCTTGCAATCGGGCGACAGCCACATCAGGCCGACCCGCCGGGCGCCGCAGACCTTGCGCGGATCCGCGCGCCACACGTTTTCGATGTAGTGCTGGGTGCTCGGGTGGTTCACCCGGTGCATCGAGATCGCTTTCTTGTCGTGGTTGATCGCGACGTCGGGCGAGCGCCCCAGGGCCCACTCGATCCCCACCGAGGCTCCGCCACCGCCGGCGAACAGATCAACGATCATCTCGTCCTCGCCGAATAGGCGCAGCTCGCCCATGTTACCTCGCGAAGTTGCTGGTCGGGATTCGTTCGACGGCCACGGCCACGCTCGAGCGCGCCTGGATGGCGTTCGCCCAGGCGAAATAGGCATCACGGTCGACCTTGCCCTGACCTGATCGCCAGACCGAAAAGGCGCCATTGTCGAGGAGGAGCATCCCGTTCTGGTCCTGGAGTTCAAGGATCCGCTCGAGCTGTCGCGGCGCGGCGAAGCTCACGCAGAACGACTCGCCACGCAGTTGCTCAAGGAGCGCTGCCGGGGTGATCGGCGTCCCGTGGATCACGCGGGGCTTGAGGTAGAACTTCACGCCGCCCGCCGCTCGTCGCGCTTCAGGATCTCGCCGCCATATTCGCGAGCCTGCTCCTCGGTGAAGGGGCTCGGGAGATCGTAGAACCTGGCCGAGTCTGGAAAATAGATCGACAGGTGTATCTTGTTGTCGATTCTGCTCGCGCTCACGTTCCAGCCCTTGCCGCCGGTCGACTGGCATCCGAGCCTGAACTTCATCCCGTTCTCGAGTTCGTAGCGGGCTGCGATCTCGCAAACCTTGGCGCCCTCGGCGGATCTCAACCAGGCCCGAACTTCCGGCATCGCCTCCTTGTCGGGTTCGCCGTCATAGCCGCGCCAGATCATGTTCCCGCCCTCGACCGCGGCGAAGACGTCCTTCGCGTCGAAGAGGTAGGGGAAGGCGAGCGCCACGATCGCCCAGTTGCAGTCCTCCTCGTACCACTTTCCGATCGCGTTTTCTCCGGCGTAGGTCTTGATCGCGGCGAGTCCGGAGGGCATGCGGGCCTCCATGTCTTTGGTGACCAGAAAGCCGCCGTGGGATGGGGTCGAGTAGAACATCACGTAGATCGAAGCGCTGCCGCTGCCGTACCGCTTGCTGTGATCCGCTTTTCCCCAGGGAGTGTTCACGATGCCTCCTTTAGAAGTTCAACTCCGTTGCAGATTCCGCCCATGCTGCGCGGGGTCCCGTTGACCGGCGGAAAGAGAAGACTTCCGACCCGAGAACCCTGCGGGCTCAGATATTCCTTTCCATCCCAGACGTCCTTGTCGATCAGGACGACGTACCGTTCGCAACCCCCGACCCACTGAAGAGCTCGCACGGTACCCTCGGCGTAGCACTGCTCGCGCGATCCGCCATCCCGATCTGGGAAATCGTAACTACGCACTCTGTCTCCGATCCCGATGGCCATTTACATGCTCCAGGAGGATTTGGCGGCCGGGCCGCCGATGATCGCACCGGACATCTCGACCTGACTTGCCGGTGAGAACTTGACCGACCGGGCGCCCATCTCGAACCCGGCAGCCAACAGGAACAGCGCCGCGAGGGCCGCTGCCATTCCGAACTTCATCGACTTCGCTTTCATCTCGATCTCCTTTCAAATCCCACAGGACCGATGGTAAAGCAAACTTGACTTGGAGTCAAGAACACTTTACTATGGCGACATGAAAAGGAGATCCAGATGAGACTGAACAACAAAGCAGATCGAGCGGCCTACCGGGCCGCGATGATCCCCAAGGGAGCCGAGCGCGACCCGCGCTCGAGCGACCTGGGTGAGGCCTACACCTACCAGGAAGCGAGCCGGTTCTCGGTTGGCGACCCGGAGAAGATCGTGTTCTACGGGATCGCATTCTGGGGATCCGCAGGTCGACCGCTCTTTCACTACAGATTCCGCTCGGAGGCTGACCGCGCGAAGAAGCTGGATAACTTCTTCGCGAGCCTGGCGATCAACGTGGCCTCGAAAGCAGCACGAGCGGAAGAGCGCAAAGCGAGCGGACGAGGCCTCGAGGTCGGGGACGTGCTGGTTAGCTCCTGGGGTTACGACCAGACCAACATCGACTATTACGAGGTCACCCGGCTGATCGGCGAGAAGCAGGTCGAGATCCGCAAGATCGGGGCCGAAATCGAAGAGACCGGATGGCTGCGTGGTCGGTCAGTCCCGGCGCCAGGCAAGTTCATCGGCGAGCCGATGGTGAAACTCGCGCGGAACGGATCGGTGAGCATCGCGAGCTACGCCTCGGCGAGCAAGATGACACCGGTCGCCGAGATCGCCGGGAAGAAGATGTACGAGTCGAATTACTGGAGTTCCTACGCCTGAAAGGAGGCGCCATGTACGGCATCGAAGTGAAGACGAGCGGGGGGGCCTGGAAGGCGGTGAACCCGCCCGGTGGGCCACCGCCTTACTGTTTCAAGACCGAAGCGGAGGCCGAGACCCTGGCCCGGATCCTGTATCCGGAGCTCATACGGGTGAAGGCCGAGGGCGGCGAGGAGCTGATCCGGATCGCGACCGACGGGGTGCGCGAAGCCGGGAAGATCAAGCAGACCAAAGCCCCGGCAGGCTGGGACGAGGTCGAAGGAGGGCCGACACCATGAGCGAAACCTACGGAGGCGCCCTCGTCAAGTCGGTCTCGATCGAGAACCTCGTCAACCAGCGCGCCGCGGTGCTCGAGCGCATCGGCAAGGCGACCGAGCTCCTGCTCGAGGCACAGTCGATCGCCGGCCAGGCCGGGGTCGGCTTCCCGGACGTCTGCATGACCGCCGGCTACTCGCGCAACATCGAGCACCGGCTGACCGGGCGCTACCGCGATGACGACTCGAAAGGCTTCATGGACGCAGCACGCACCGCGGTCGACATCGGCGGCTGGTCCTACCTGATGAACGAGTCCGGGATCCGCTCCCTGATGGACGCCAAGGCCCGCGCGGAGTGGGACAAGCAGCTGGGCGAGAAGAAGGTCCCCGAGCTCACCGCGGAGAATATCCGCCAGACCTTCTCGAACCTCTACCAGGCGCGGGGCGACATGTTCGAGCGCGGCGTGCTGAATGTCTTCAAAGAGCTCTCCTGGAACTTCAAGACCAACCGCCCCTTCTCCTTCGGCAAGCGGATCGTACTCCGGGGGCTGCGCTCCTCGTGTAGTGGAGGCCGCCCTGACAGCTTCGGGTACCTGAATCATCGCACCACCGACAAGCTAGACGACCTGGTGCGGGTTTTCTCGATCCTCGACGGAAAGCCCGAACCCGATCACCGGGACACGTTGTGGTCGAAGATCTCGCAGCAGGAACGGGCCGAGTTCCGGGTGGGACGCGCGAACGAGCTCGATATCGCCTACTTCCACCTGCGCTGGTTCAAGAACGGGAACGGGCACCTGACCTTCAAGCGGCCCGACCTGGTCGAAAAGATGAACCAGATCCTCGCCAAGCACTACCCGCGGGCGCTGCCGGAGGATGGGCACGAGACCGCGACCGAGTTCGATCCTGTAAAGGTAGCTTGACTTCGCGGTCAAGTCGCCTTTACTATTTGGAATTGAGCGGGAAATGAGAAGGAGGCAGAGATGACCAAGCAAGAACAGTACGCGAAGGGCCTCCAAGCCATCGGCTACGTTGAGCAGGAAAGCGTGAGCGCGCGGTATCGGATGTTCTACAAGGAAGGCTCCAGCGTGGCCTATATCTTCCTCGGAAAGTCCGGCGCGGTTCGCCACAACGCATTCAAGCGGATCACCGGAGCAGTCGCAGCTTCCGAGCGTACCAAGCTAGCGATTCTTGCCAGAGCCGTCTAGCCCCCTCCACCACAGCACAAGGAGAAGAAGGGATGAGCACACGTCGCGACTATTTCGCAGCTCACGCACCGGCGGAGATCCCGAGCTGGTTCGCACACGAGCAGCCCAAGCGGGATCTCCCGCCGATGCCGGACTACCGGAAGTTGGATCCGGCCCATCAGGATATCGCCCTCGACTGGCAGCGCGACGGATGCTTTGATCTCCCCGAAGAGATCGCCTGGTTCGGCAAAGAGGTCGAGGCCCATCGCGAGGCGAAGGCCGACTGGGATGACGCGAACTATGCCGCGCGCTTCTTCCAGTGGCGCTGGTACTACGCGGACATGATGATCGTGGTGGGTGCGGCATGAGTAGCTTCATCATCTGGCTCCTGCTCGTGATCGGGTTGGTGGTCGAGATCGCCTTCGCCGTGAAGCTGGACGCGACCCCCGCGCCCTACGCCGTGGTTCGGGAAGAACTCACCACCTGCCGGGACGACACCTGGTCGCGCGCCTACATGATCCGCCGGCCAGGCGATCCGCATGGCATCGAGTGGTGCGAGCACATCGCGCGCGGCGGTGCTGCCCGTTTTTCCACCCCTATCCAGGCCAAGGAGGCCGCAAGATGACCACATCGGACGTAGTTCAAACCCTGACCCCGCGCGAGGGCTTCGGCAGTCAGGCCACGCCATTCGCCCAGCATGGCGACCCCAGCGCACCAGGGGCCTGCCTGTGGTGCGGCAAGAAGCTGCGCTTGGCGAAGATCGCGAACCACCCCACGATCGACACCCACCGCGACGCGCGCGGCGACTATGGCGATAACTCCTTCTGCGGGATCCGCTGCGGCTACGCCTTCGGCTCGCGCATGGCCGTACTCGGGAAACGCCTGCAGGTGAAGACGTGAGCACGACCCTGTCGAAGAAGAACTGGCTCGAGCCCGTGCGCGAGTCGGGCGGGGTGATCGAGCGGCGCCGCGGTGGGGTGACCTCCTCCTACTGGAACAACTACTGGACCGCGCCCAGCCAGCCCGAGCCCCCGGTGTGGCACCTCCAGCAGTGCACAGTCGCCGTGCTTTTGAAGGAACGCCAGCTCATCGTCACCGCGCGGCGGCGCGGCATGCCCAGCCGGTGCGCCATGCCTTCGGTGGTGAAAGCCTGATGGCCGAAGAACTGAAGATCCAGCGCGCCGAGCGCAAGCAGGCGCGCCTGCGCCTTGCCGTGTCCGCTGCCTCGGGCGGTGGGAAGACGGCCACGTCCCTCGAGCTCGCCTTCGGGATAGTGGAGGAATATCTTTCCCGCGGCCTGCTGCAGGGCACCCTCGAGGGCAAGGTCGGCGTGATCGACACCGAGCGCAAGTCCTCGATGCTCTACGCCCACCGCGGGCCCTTCGACGTCGTCGACCTGGGACCGCCCTACACGGTCGACCGCTATATTGCGGCGCAGCAGATGCTCGAGCGCGCCGGCTGCTTCGTCATCATCGAGGATTCGATCTCCCACGCCTGGGCGGGTGAGGGCGGCGTGCTCGACCTGCTGAGCACTCTCGAGGATCGTCAGCGCTTCTCGGCATTCGGTACCGAGGTCAACCCGGCCCAGAACAGGTTCGTCGATGCGATCCTCGCCTCGCCTTGTCACATCATCGCGACCATGCGCTCGAAGACCGCCTGGGTGCTCGCCGACACCGAGAAGAAGAACCGCGATGGCAGCTACCGGACGGTGAAGGAACCCAAGCGGATCGGCATGGCCCCCATCCAGCGTCCCGGGATCGAGTACGAGTTCACCACCTTGCTGGATCTCGCGACCGACACCCACTTCGCGACCGTGCTCAAGAACCGCTGCCGGGTGTTCGAGGAATGGACCCCGCGGATCCTCACCCGGGAGCACGGCCGGCAGCTCGCCTCCTGGCTCCTGGAGGGCGCGCCACCGCCATCTGCCCCGCTTTCGGGGTCGCCGCAGGAACGGGCCGATGCGCGGCTCGCCGCAGCCCTGCGTGCGTTCGAACGAGCTCAGACGGTGCCTGACCTCGCCGTCGCCTTCGAGGGCGCTCAGCGCGATCTGAGGGCCTTCCCTCCCGCCGTGGCGATCGAGCGGATCCGTGAGATGATCGCGACCCTGGTGGAGGCGAAGGACCTACGCAAGGACGCCCTGCGGCCCGTGGGCAAAGCGCCGGCGGCGGGCGACATCCCACCTGGTGCGCTGGACAAGCCTGCCTCGCCACCACCGCCGGGCCCGAAGGAGGTCCTGAACAAGACCATCGAAAAGATTGCTTCCAAGCGCGGCGGCTTCTTCGCCGATATGACCGACGACGTACCCTTCTGAAAGAGAGCACCCAAGATGAACCTGAAAGAGCGTTACCTGGATCAGCATGGCGACCCGCGGCTCCTTGCGCTCGTGCGCGACATCGCCGCCGTTGTCTTCGCGATAGTCCTATTTGCGATCTGTTGGCCCTTCTACAGCGTCCCCACCGGCAGCCGCGGCGTGGTGACCCAGTTTGGCCGGATCGTCGGGGTCGAGGCCGAGGGGTTGGCCGTGCTCCCGCCTTGGCAGCGGCTCTACAACTTCAGCATTCGAGCTGAGCAGGCCGACATCGACCACGCCGAAGGGGCGACGAGCGACACGCAGCCGGTGTCGGTAAGCATGACGGTGCGCTATTCGATCGCCACCGACAAGGTCGCGGAGGTCTTCGAGAAGTACTCGCACGACGGCAACCTGGCCTCCTACGTGCAGACGGCCACCCAGGAGATCTTCAAGGCGGTCACGGCTCGCTACACCGCGGTCGATCTGATCTCGCAGCGGGCGAAGGTCTCAGCGGACATCGGGGCGGCCCTCCGGGAGAAGCTTGCGATCTACGGCGCGCAGGTCATCAACATCGACATGCGCAACTTCGCCTTCTCTCCGTCCTACATGCAGGCGATCAACGACAAGGTCACCCAGGAGCAGCTGCGCCTAGGCGCCGAGAACAAACTGAAGACCGTCGAATCCGAGCAGAAGCAGAAGGTCGCGGTGGCCGAGGCCGAGGCGAAGGCCGTGAAAGCCAAGGCCGACGGCGACGCCTACGCCAACCTGACGATCGCCAAGGCCCAAGCCGAGGCCTTGCGCGTGCAAAACGCGGCGCTCCGGGAGGCGAAGGACGTGCTCGAGCTGCGGCGCATCGAGGTCGAGAAGATCAAGGCCGAGCGCTGGGACGGTGCGCTGCCGGTCAACATGTACGCTGGCACGCCCATCCCGTTCATACAGCCGGCCGAATACAGCCGGAAAAAGAAAGAGGAGTGACCATGGAATTCGTACTCGCTGGCGCCAAGGTGCGCCTCACCCACAAGAACGACCGGATCGAGGCCCACGGCGAGGAGAAGATCCTCGCCTGCGATCTCGACTTCCTCTTCGAGACCACGAACGACGTGCTCAGCCAGTTCAACCCGGCCATGCACGCCGCGTTCTACATGCGCCCGGATTCGCCCCAGGGTGAGCTCGCCGAGGATCCCAAGCACATGACCGCGCTCCGGCTGCCGGAGATCTCCGGGGCCCTGGCGCTCGACGGTCGGATGAAGGGCGAGTTCAAGCTCGGGACCGGCGGCAAGAAGGACATGGTGCTCCCGGACTGCACCCTCACGAAATTCAAGGTGGAGTGCAAAGAGGGCGGCACGGTGGTCGTGCACTTCCAGGCGAAGACCCGCCCCGACGAGGGGCAAGCCGGCCGGATCTCCGGGTTCCTGCGCGACAAGCACGTGATCGTGACCTTCACGCCCGCGGAGGATCCACAACGCCCTTTGGCCGGCCAAGCCGCGTAGTCCTGAACCCGGCCGCTGGCTGGCCCTTTCCGAAAGATCCACGATGATCGACGCCTATCCCCTGCAGTGGCCGGTTGGCTGGCCACGTACGTTGAACCGCAAGCGCGCCCAGTTCAGCAAGATGGGCTGGAGCGGCACGCCTGGTGCCGAGGACAACTACAAGGTGAGGCGCGAGCTCACCATCGACAGCGGCACCGCGCGGATCCTCGGTGAGCTCGCTCGCCTTGGCGTTGAGCGGAAGACGGTCGTGATCTCGACCAACCTACGCCTACGCCAGGACGGCCTGCCGATGTCCAAGCAGCGCGCGCCGGATGATGTCGGGGCCGCTATCTATTGGTCGGACCGAAGCGGGGCATCGCGCTGCATGGCGATCGATCTCTACGACCGGATCGCTGACAACCTGGCGGCGATCGCGGCCACGATCGAGGCGATGCGCGCGATCGAGCGCCACGGCGGCGCGCGGATCCTCGAGCGTGCCTTCACCGGCTTCACGGCGCTACCGCCTCCGATCGCCACCCGCGCCTGGTGGCAGATCCTCGGCATAGCTCCCGATGCTACCGAGAACGCCCTCGAGGCCGCCTACAAGACGATGCGGTCCAAGCACCATCCCGATCACGGCGGGGACAACCAGATGTTCATTGAGGTGCGTCGGGCCTACGACCAGGGGCGCACGGCGCTGGGGCTCAGCTGATGGCCGAAGAATCTGGCATCGCCTGGACGCGTTCGACTTTCAATCCCTGGATCGGGTGCACGAAGGTCGGGCCGGGCTGTGATCACTGCTACGCCGAGGCGCTAGACAAGCGCATGCGCTACGGGAAGGCGGTGCATTGGGGCACTGGCGTGCCGCGCTTCCGGACGAGCGCAGCCAACTGGCGAAAGCCCTTAATTTGGGATGCTGGCGCCCAGTTTAGCGAGTTCGCAGGTCGCCGGGGCTTCTGGCCGGTGTTCTGCGCCTCGCTCGCCGATGTCTTCGACAACGAGGCGCCGGAGGCCTGGCGACGCGACCTGTGGAACCTGATCGACGCGACTCCGAATCTGTCATGGCTGCTCGTGACAAAGCGCATCGGCAACGTCGAGCGCATGGTGCCTTCGTTCTGGCTCTCCCGAGATGGTTTTCCGGCCAACGTCCGCCTGCTCATCACCGTCTGCAACCAGGAGGAGGCCGACCGCGACATCCCGAAGCTCCTCGCGCTGCCGTTCAAGAACGGCATCAGTTATGAACCCGCGCTCGGGCCGGTCGACTTCGAGCGATATTTTGATCAGTGGCCGGATCACAACGGCGTCCGCGTCGTGCAGAACCATGTGGGGATCGATTGGATCATCGTCGGCGGCGAGAGTACGCAGGGCGCGGGGAAGGCGAGGCCGTTCGACCTCGCCTGGGCGCGGAGCGTGATCGCACAAGGCAACGCCGCCAGCGTCCCGGTATTCGTCAAGCAATTAGGATCGACGTCATTTGAGGTTGATCCGGACCCGCTTCGTGGCGGATACAACTGCGCGGGGGATTACAAGATGCGTCGCGCGTGGTTGAAATTGAAAGACCGCGCCGGCGCCGATCCAGCCGAGTGGCCGGAGGATCTGCGCGTGCAGGAGTTCCCGGCGTGATCGGGGTCGCGCTCTCCCTGCGCCAGCCCTGGGCCGAGCTCGTGGTGGCCGGCTTGAAGCCGATCGAGAACCGGGGCTGGTACACCACGCACCGGGGCCCGCTTTTCATCCACGCGTCGACCTCGGTGGACGTCGATGGCCTGGTGTGGATCAACGACAACGCGGAGCAGCTGTGCCTGCCTCCTGACGTGCGCGCTTCGATCAATTGTCCGCGGCGCGAACTCGAGCGCGGCGGCCTCATCGGCCTCGTGGATCTGGTCGGGGTGATACGGGCATCGGAGTCGCCCTGGTTCTTCGGTCCTTACGGCTTCGTGCTCGAGCGACCCGCGCGACTCCCCTTTCTGCGGATGCACGGACAGCTCGGGGTCTTCAATGTTGCGGTGGCGTCCTCGTATTCAGTGCGCGGAGTCCCGCCACTGCTTGCTTGAGGTTGTCCCAGTCGAGGGCTTGCTGCTCGGCGACGACAAGGAGTTCTCCAACTCCCGCCTTATAGTCAGCAACCGCTGCTCGAGTGTCTCGTTCAGCTTTCTCCAAGGCGTCAGAAAGTCGTGAATTCCCGTCGGCGCCATCGCAGACGCGGGGAGCTGCTCGAGCTGGTTCCGCTCCTTGCTTGGCGACACTGTCACGTTCTGCGCGCACCCGGGCAAGAGCAGCAGTCCAACCAGCATTGCTGTCCGCCAGCGCTTTCTCACGCTCATGGTCTTTCTCCTGGATGATGGTCTTGCTCTGGGCGGCTTTCGCCGCGTCTTCGGCCGCGTGCACCGCCTGGGCTGCAGCGACCTCGGTCTTGAAGCGCTCGAGCTCGGCGCGCGGCGCGCGGCCTCCCTCGTGGTAGATCGCGCCCGTGTATCCGACGAAGGCGATGAAGGCGGCGATCCAGCCCACGAGCTGCAGCTGGGCGAAGCCCTCTTGCTTTTTGATCCCGTTGGCGGCGGTGGAGATCTCGTCCCGCTTGGCCGCGCGCTCTTCTGGGGTCCAGACAGCCTGGTTCGCCTTGTTCACGAGGGCGTCGATGGCGAAGCCAGTGGTGAGCCCGAGATTGATCACGGCGGTCCAGCCTGCTCCCTGGACGAGGCCGCCCACGGTCGCGGTGAGCGCCCAGCCGCACAGCACGAAGAACGCGAGCGCGGTCGACTTGGGGTGGTCACGGAAGAGGTAGTTACATAGCGACCCGCGGATGTCGTCCCGCAGGAACTTGAAGAGGTAGTTCCCAGCCATGCCGAGCACGCCCGAGGAGAGGAGCACCCACATCTGGACGAGCTCGCGCGATCGCCATACCGCCTGCACGTAGTTCGTAAAGTCCCCCTGCTCGGGCAGGGATTGCTGTACCGCCGCCAGCGCTTCACCGATCATTGGCTTCCCCCTCCTCGTTGAAAACGTGTTCTACGTGATCGCGGTTTTCGCTGCCTCCCAGGTAGCCAGGCGATCTTCCTGGCCGTTCAGGCCCCCGTTGACCGCGAAGGTGATGCCCCTGAAGTCCCCGCGGTCGGCCAGCTCGTTCAGGTTAACACCTACGGGCACCCCGTACATCCGTGCCGCGACCGAAAGGCGCTGGCCGGCGCCCACCGTCCAGAACCAGCCGGCGCTCCTCACTGCGTGCTCTGGGATTTCCAGGAGTTCTGGGCTGCGCTCGAGGGGCAGGTCGATCGCTTCCCCGCAGGCCGCGTAGTTCGCCCGGCCAGTGATCTGGATAAGGCCGCGCCCGCGGTAGCGAAAGCCGTCCCCCGTCTGGCTGTTCCCCAGGTCCATGGCCTTCCTCGATGGCGGCTCGTAGGCCTTCTGCGCGGGGCTGGGGCCCCAAATCTCGCGCATCCACAGGAACCCGTTCGACTCATGGGCGACCTGGGCGAGGAAGGCCGACTGGCGCTCCGGGTTGTCGATCGCGAACTCGCCGAACATGGCGTTCAGTGGATCCAGGAAGAGCGCAAGCCGTACCCGGTTCGTCTTCGGGGCGACCGCCTGCAGCTCCTCGAGGGTGATCGGGCTCACGCGGCGGCTGGCCTCTCTTGGGCTTGGGCTGCCGCCGCCGCTTCGGCCTCTGCGATGGCCTCGGCGATGCGCTGCTTCTCGAGTTCATCTGCTGCCGCAATAGCGGCCTTCTTGTCGGCGACCCTTTTGATCGCGGCCTCGGTGTGGAAGAAGGGGAGCACCCCGATGACCTTGGCCCACTCGTCATCCGGGATCGGACCCCATGGCGCCCCCGGAATGTCGGATTGCTGCTTCGGCATCGCCAGATGGTCCTCGATCTCTTTCCTCGCTCGAGCCGGATCGTCACCGGGCGTCAGGTTGATGCTGTGGAAGTGCTCGTGGATGACGTCCTCCCCGTCCATCGTGAGAAGGGAAAGGCGCGCACGCACTCCGCCTTGGCGGTCGGTCCCGATGCAAATTACGATCTGTTTTTCCATCGAAGCATCCTCTTAGTTTAGGGAGTGGCAGCCAGCGATCAGCGCCTGGGCTCCCGCTTGAAAGACGTTGGTGGTTCCGTCGGAGGCCGAGTTCGCAGTCCGGGCCTTCATGGTCATCAAGGGCGTCGTATCGAGGCTCGCGGTGATGGAAACGAGAGAGGTGGCCGAGCCCAACATCCGCGTGGCGAACGGCGTCTGGTCCCCGCCGTTCGAGAATGGGAACCCGGACAACTGGCTTTGGCTGCCGTCCCCTTGCGCGTTGATCGACACCGCGATGCGCAGGTAGACCAGATCTCCGACCTTCGTGTATTTCGCAAGGCGCTGGGTGTAGGTCGTGGTGGTCGCGCCCTGCAGGCTGATCGTGAAGGTGCCTTCCTCATAGTCGTCTAGCGTATTCGGATCGGCGGATGGATTTTGCGTAGCCGGAAAGAGGAGTTGACCGATCAGCAGCGAAAGCACCCCGGCGGAGGTGAGGACAACTTTCTGCGTGCCCGCGATATCCAGAGAGACCGTGGCTCCGTTGAGAATAAGGTCCTTGAATGAGGCGCTTCCCGTGTTGTCGACGGCTTCGACGCTGCCGGTCGTTCCACTTGTGCCAATCCGCACTCCGGCGCCGGTGCCGCGAACCAGGATCTTCGTCGACACGTCCACGCTCGTCGTGCCAAAAATCGACGAGTCCCCGGAGACCTGGAGCGTGGTTCCAACGGTGAATGCGCCAGAGGTCTTGCCAGCACCGACGACGTCCAACGCGACGGCGGGCGCGTTCGTGCCAATCCCCAAGCGGTTGTTCGCGTGGTCCCAGAATAGCTTCGTAGGATCCTGCGTGGCCTGCCCGGCCGCGCTTCCGAACACGATGCCGCCGCTGACGAGCAGACCGGTGAATCCCACCCCGGCGAAGGTGATCGCGGTGGTGTCGGGGATGATCGGATCGGCGGTAGTAGTCACCTGCCACAGGCCGATCTGGGTTCCCCCGATCACGAGCACCATGCTGCCGCTCGTGATGTCTCCTGGACCATCGAAGTCAGGCTCGCGAGACCAGTCTCCCGTCGACACCGAGTAGATCCCATTCTCGATGGAGGAGGTCTGGTTCTTCACCAGCACCCGATCGCCCTCGACCAGGGCCACGCCATCGACGGTCTGCTCGCCGTGAAGGACGAGGTTGCCGAGGCTCGCGGACAAGCACGGGATCTTCAGCGCGAGGCCAGGGGAGAGCGTGCCCTGGCGGCTTACGGAAACTGACGTCATAGCCGTGCTCCTTGTTGTGCCGCAACAATGATGAACCCGGTGCCGAGCACGAGGGCGACAGCGCCGATCCCGTACCAGGCCCAGGCATTGTCGGCCTGCTCGGGGAAAAAGACGAGAAGCGCGTTACCGGCCGCCCACACCACCGCCGCGGCGATCGCGCTGCCAGCCGCGAGCACGCCGTTCACGAGGAGGAAGGCGGCGAGGCTCCTCACCTAGCGATCACCTTCTGCAGGTTCGGCGCGCGCTCGGGCGCTGGCTCACCCGGACGCCACCACCAGTCCTGGCCGTACTCGCGCTGAGTCTTTTCCCTGATCGTGGCGAGGTAGCCGGGTGAGAGCGACTCGAGCACGTTCTGCCAGATCAGGTGGTCGAGGGCCGCCTTGGTGTACCAGATGTTGCTCCCGGGAATGAAGCCCTTCACGTCCTGCACCATCTTCGCGGCGAGGTGCGTGTCCTTGTGATCCATCGCCTGCTTGGCCGCGGTGAGCGGCTGGACGATCCCGAACTCGAGTAGCGGTCCCATCGTCGGACCCGAGAGCGCCTCGATCGGCCCGGACCCATATCGGGTCTGATTGACCGAGTAGAGGAAGTCGCCATAGATCCCCAGCGCCCCGCCCTGCAGGAACGCCGCCCCCCAGAACTTGTACCAGTTCTCGTCGGCCATGGTGCGCGGATCCTTGCCGGCCAGCATCTCGCGGGTCTGCAGGATCATCGCGCCAGCGACGGTGGTGGCGGCCACGAGCCAGGCGGTCATGGCAGCCTTCGATCCCGGGGTGTTCTGATTCGCCACCATGTCGATGCCGCGCTGCATGAAGGCCCAGGGGAAACTCTTGAACTGGAGCACCGAGCGTGCGATCTCGCCGATCGCCGTGCCGCGCTGCAGCGATCCGTAGAAGGCCGCCCGCTCGCGCCAGCCCGGGTAGACGATCGCGAACTCGCTCTCGGTATTCACCACTCCCAGCAGCTTGACGGTGGCATCGCGCCGGATCGCGTCCCCCGCGGCGGCCTCTTCGGCGGGCCCGAGGATGTGGGCGGCCTTCAGCTGATCGTCGGTGATCCGCGCGATCGCGTCGGGCATCAGCATGTTGTCGACCCCGCGCCAGGTCTGGGGCTCGGCGAGCTGCCAGATCCGCCAGTCGACCTCGTTGATGCCGAAGTTGCGAAGAGCTCGGACGTCCGAATCAGGCAGGTCGGCAAAGGCACGCCCGCTCGCGACCTCCTTGCCGATCGAGGCGAACATGTTCAGCCCGAAAGCGCCCTTCCTGATGTCGTTGATCGCGTTCATCCCGGTGATCTTCATCACCGCGTTCGCGATCTTGCCAGTGGTGCTCGACTTGCCCAGCCCCTCGTAGAAGCGCTGCAGGCCCGAGCGGATGTTCTCGACCATCAGGCCCTGGCTCTGAATCATGCGCCGGTCGGCGCTGTTGGCCGGGTTTAGCAGCGTGAGTTCGGTGCGCCAGCGCTGCAGGAGCGGCATGTCGTTCATGTGCGACACCGCCTCCATGGTCACCTTGTCCCCGAAGAGCGAGGCGAGCATAGCACCGCCCAGCTTCCCGGCGACGTTCAGGTTCGCGATCCCGTCGGCCACCCCAACCATGGTGAGGTTCGCCGGCGGCTTCATCTTCCCCGCGGCGTAGCCGTACAGGTTGTCGAGCTTCACGGCCTGGCCCTGGAGCGCCTCGGTCTGGGTGGGCTCGGCCATCGCGGCGTCCTTGAGCGCCGTGTCCCGCATCGTCAGGTAGGTCAGGTTCGGGTTCGGCCCGAAGTGCTCGAGGAAGGCGATGTCGCGCGCCATGGTGCCGATGTGCCCGTGGAGGATCTCCACCGCGGTGCGCTCGCCGAACACGTTCCAGTAGTCGATGACGCTCTGGGCGTCCTTGAAGTGGATCTGTCGGTGTTCGGCGTGGGAGTTCGCTCGAGCGCCGATTCCGCTTCCCTTGCCCGGGACCAGGTTCGCCAGGCCATCGGTCGCGATCGTGTCCCAGGCGTGGCCGAGGAAGTCGCGCATCTGGGTGTCGGTGAAGTGCTGGCCCAGGTCGTCGACGTAGCGCTCCCGATCGAGCATGGGCAAGATCGTGTCGATCCAGGGCTCCTTGCCAGCCGCGGCCACCTTGGTCTGGCTGTGGTGCTGCGGCATCCCCCAGTCGTCCAGCCGCCCGATATCCCCTCCGGCCGCATTGAAGGCGACCCTCGCCTCCTCGGCCACCTGGTGGTAGGCCTCGGCGCCCTTCTTCGCGAGCGCGTTCCCCGTGTCCTCCCCGCGCAGCTCGCGCACCAGGTCGAGGAGCTTCGCCCGGTCCTGGAAGACGCCCAGGAAATCGGTCCCCAGCGCGTCCCAGGCGGGGAGCAGCTTCGCCTCGAAATAGGCCTTCTCGCCCGCAACCCGCTGCTCGAGGCTCTCGATCGAGAACTGGCCGGAATAGTCGCGCGCGATCGTGTTCTTGACCGCCTCGAGGCCCGCGAGGCCCTTCGCCTTCATCGCGCTGACGTCCCCCAGGCGCGCGGCGAGCTTCGCCATCTGCAGATTGGCGTTCCGCTCGGCGATGATGGCCTCGTGCACGAGCTGCTGTGAGGCCTCCTCGGCAGCGCGCTCGATCACGCCCCGCATGTCCTCAGCGCCCGCGGTCCCGAGGTTGAACTCGCCCTGGGTCTTCCCGCTCATCTTGGCGGGCGTCCTGCCAGCCTTGATGTCGAGGGCAGCCTTGTGGATCCGCTCGAAGATCCCGGCGATCTCCTCATCGGACAGGTCGCGCCCGGCCGCGCGGGTGAGGGAGGCGAGGCACTTGGCGTAGCTCATGCGGCCTTCCGTTCAGCAATCAGCGGCACCACCGCGGCGGCGATCAGCATCAGCTCCTCCTCTTCGCGTCGGCGGCGAAGCTGGATGATCTCAGCCCGCGGGCGCCAGCCATCGAACCGGCGCGCGGCGTGGCCGGTCGGCACCCCGACGAGGATCGCAGTCGACCGGCCCGCGGCGCTCATGGCTCCGGCCGACTTGCTGGCCCCGGCAGCGGTCGCGCTCGAGGTACCGGCGGCGTTCAGAGCTCCAGAGGCGGCGCTCGAGGCGTTCCCCACCGCTACGGCCGTGGAGGTGCCGTGGGCGTTGAGGGTGGTCTTGTCCAAGGCCGCGCCGCGCGCCGCTGCTGTGGCGCTGCCTGCCGCGTTCAGGACGGTTTTATCGAGGGATGCCCCTGTTGCCTTGGCCGTGGCGACACCGGCCGCGTTGAGGGCCGTGGCGTCCTTGGCCGCCCCCACCGCGATCGCGCTCGAGGTACCCGCGCTGAATAGGGCCCCGGAGGCGGCCGAGGCCGTGGATCCGACCAGGATCCCGGTCGAGGTCCCGGCCGCGTTCAGGTTGCCAGCTGCCAACGCCTGGCCGACCGCGGTGGCAAGCGAGGTCCCCTGGCTGAAGGCATCCCCAGATGCGGTCGTCGCCGTGACCGTCAGGAGGGCCGGGTTGAGCCGACGTAGGATCGGCTGGGTCCAGCTCGGGGCCCAGGTGCCGACGATCGCGGCGAAGCGCCCGGTTCGGTCGTCGTCGATCGAAGGCGGATTATCGACCGATTGCGGCGGGGTGAGTTTCGGCCGGACGAGGAACTTCTCCGGCGGGCGGAACTCCGGGTCGAGGAAGAGGATGTCCGGGTCTTGCCGCTCGGGCGGATCTACCGAGAGCAGGCTCGGCGGCAGCTTCCGTGGCGCTAGGGGCTGCCGCCCGCCGATAAAGGCGTTCGGGGGGTAGATCGTGAAATGCGGGCCGACGATGAGCTCGATCGTATTCTCATCGCGCCCGCGGTTCCCGAAGAGCGGATCGGTCACGCCGTGAGCACCTTCGGCTTCGCCTCGTGGGCGGCCATCGCGTCGTTGTACAAGCGCAGCATCTCAGCGATGATCCCGTCCCCGTGCACGGTGAACTTGGCCGCGCCCTGGCTCGTCTTCAGCAGCTTCTCGAACTCCCAGGCCTGCACCGCGAGGTAGTTCGGGGTGCGGAAGACGCGCGCCGTTTCCTCGTCCATGCCGATCTTCATCCCGATCACCTGGGCGCTCGTGCCCTGGCTGAACTCTTTCTCCGGGTCGTTCAGGGGGAAGGCGTGCATGGCGCTCGTGTTCGGATCCAGGCACGAATCGAATCCGAAGAGGTGCTGCTCGTAGTACCCGAGGCGGTTCGCGATGTCGATGCAGCGCAGGCCCACCGTGCTGCCGCCCCCGCACAGGGTCGTCTTCTCCGGTGGCACGATCCCCTGCAGGATGTCGTCCCCGTTGAGCTTCCCGCCGCAGTGCCACATCGTTACCGGGTACTCCTTCAAGTGCTCGAAGACCCCCTTGTCGCACATCGAGGCCACCAGGTAATTGCACGTGGGACTGCGCCGGGATAGATAGCTCACCACCTGATCGGGCGTCGGGTCGACCAGCACGCAGTAGGTCGCGCGCACGCCCTTGCTGATGGCGAAGTCGTGGGCCGAGCCAGCGAGGATCACGGTCTTGAATCCGCCGATCTCCGAGAGGGTGTAGCGCAGGGACGGCCCCGCCGCGACGATCGCGACCGGCTCGCCGTACTTGCTCTTTTCCCACTCCGGCAGCTGGTCTATCTCCGGAAGCCGCAAGGTCATTGCGTGGCGGATATTCGCCCTCGCGGTGTCCCGGTCCACTGCCATGTTCTCGACGGTCACACCGCCGAGCCTCGCCCAGTTCGTCTTCGACATCGTCTTACACCTCTCGGAAGATGCAGCCCCAAGCCCAGCCGGTCAGAGTTGCGGGAGTGGACGGGAATTGCATCTCCAACCCCATCGCCGAGGCGCTGGTGACCGCGGCGTTGGCCGGCATGACGATCGACTCCGGCGGGGTGGGGACGTGCAGCCATCCATTCAGCACGTTGAAAGCGTCCTCGTGAATGATGTTCGTGGTGCCCGCGCCCTCGACCGTGGCGTTGATGCCGGCGCCCGCGAGCGCGTTCGACACGAAGCCCGCGATGATCGAGGCGGTCTTGTCCTGCTGCTTCAGGCTCCGCGGGGTGAAGGCGGCGACCGTCGGCCAGGAGCTGATCTGGGTGCGCAGGTTGACCCGCTGCTGGGCCGAGGTCGCGTTCGCGTTCTGGCTGATCCAGAAGCGCAGAAACTCGATGTTCGGGTTCGGCGCGCTCGCCGGCAGTAGCAGGATGAGGGTGGTCGTGCTGATGACCGTGGAGTTGCTGATCGAAACGATGAACTCACGCATGGGGGTCTCCTAGACGAACTGCCTTCCGTTCCACCTCTTGAAGCCTTGGGCTGTGAAGATGCGGATCTTTCCCCCGCGCCTTTCGATCCTGCTCGCGTACTCGCCGGTGCGATGACCGTTGGCGAGCACCTCGAAACAATACTCCCCCCTGGGGTCGGAGGCGCCGTAGTTGCGCGCGAACTCCATGCCGAGGGTCCAGACGATGCCAGCCTCGTCGATGATGATCAGGGCGGGCGGGGAGCTGACGTAGCTCTCGGTGATGTACTTCTGCGGCCCCGTCGGGGCCATGTAGGGCTCGAAGTTCGCGTCCCTTACGCGAAAATCCATACGTTCTCCTTGTCCATGAAACCATCCTCTTTCCTGGCGGCGTGGGCGAGGGCGGCACGGCCGACCCGCTGTCGGCGAGCCCGACCCTGATCGGCGGGACGATCGTCGCATCGCTCGGTGATCCGAGGGAGGCGTTCGTGAAGCCCGCCGTGAAGTCTGTGCTCACGAAACGACCCACCCCCGAGGCACCCGTGCCCCAGTGATCCGACTCGGTGTCCCCGTTGCTCGTGATGGCGAACACGTAACTCACCCCGCCCGTCAGGGTGATCGGGTTCGGGGTGATGTTGCCCTGGCCGATGTGGCCCTGCCAGTTGTCCGCGGCTCCGGCCGCGGCCTGCGCGGCCGTCCCTTGAGCGATCAGCGTGGTCTGTGCGACGTCGAAGATCGCGAGGCGGAAATTGTACGCGGTCACCCGCTTGATGAAGGCCGAGATCTCGGTCACCACCTGCGGCCCGACTCCGGGACAGACGAAGGCGGTGGTGTTGTTCCAGTCCGTTTCCGGTCCGCCCGTGCCGACACTCGTCGCCCCGGTCGGATTGCCGGCCGCATCGCACAGACCGAAGTACGTGGTCACGCATCAGTCCTCGGTGATGGAGCTCGCGGTCGTGACCTGCGGGGTCACGCCCTGGCTGAAGTTGATCACCGGGGCCACCGTGCCGCTGTAGATGGCCGAGCTGCCCTGGGCGTTCGAGCTCGGGAAGACCGAGAACCAGCCGAAGGTGCCCGTCGAGGTCGTCGCCACGCTCTGCGGGAAGTTGATCGTCCCCACCGGACTCGCGCTCGCGACCGCGTTGCTCGTGCCGCTCGTGATCGCCCAGCCGCTTGCTGCGGTCGACCGATCGGTGGCGACCCGGGTGTACTCGTTGTAGCCGCCCTCGTTCGCCGTGGATCCGGCATCCCCCGGGTCGGCGGTGTGCAGGCCGATCCACAGGGAGGTTGTGCCCGAGGTGGTGCCCAGGTTCGGGAGCGCCACGCCGTTGAAGATGAGGCGCAGTACGTCGTACTCGAATTTGTCGCTTTTGCCTGCCATGGCTAGGTTCCTTTGGTCGGGACAAGGGTGACGCTGCGCAGCTCACCCGCCGCGTCGCGGATGATCTTCATCTCATAGGTCGGAGGCTCGACCGGACCGCTCGGCTTGAGCGTGGCGAGCGCCGTGGTGAAGCGCTCCTCGGCCGCCGCACGCGCCTGGCGCTCCGCGGCGATGTTGCCGTCAGCCTTCTCCACGCGAGCGCGCAGGCCTCGCAGTTCTCCTTCCGCCGCGTATCGCCCCTGGGTCTGCTCGAGCAGTTGCTCCTGGAAGCTATCCGCGCGCGCGCGCTGTGCGTCAGCGGCCTCCTCAAGGTCCTTGTTCGCCTGGAGCGCTGCATCGAGCGCCGTCTGGGCTTCCTGGATGTCGCGTTCGGCGGTGTCGGCCCGGCTGGTAGCCGCGGCGAGATCGGTCTCGAGCTGCTCTTCCCTCGCCTCGAGCTCGTCGCACCGGGCCTGCATCTCCTGCAGTTGCCCTGTGAGTATCCTGTGGACAAGTTGATGGCCGTCTGCCTCGTCCTTCATGGTGGCGCCAGGGCGCATGCGGGCCACGTCCTTGCCGGACAAGAGGGATTTCACGGTTTCGGTCATCAGGCACCTCCCATCAGGCACTCGGCTGCGGCTGTGAATAGTTTGGCATCTTCCATCGCCTGATCGGTGCTGGCGCGGGCCTCATCGAGCACCTGGGAGGCGCGCTTCTGGATGGGGTCTCCGTTCGCGTCCTGGCCGGTGGTGATCATCAGGTCCGGGTTCTCGGTCGCGAAGCGCTGGGCCGCCGCGGCGACAGGATCCGGTGGCGCTGCCTGGGCTTCAGCGCGAGGCGCGGCTGCTTCCGCCGGCGTGGCGAAGGCCTCCCTGATAGTCTTCGCGCCCTCGATCGTGCCAGCGTCGTCGAAGTTCTCGAGGCCCTTCGCCTTCAGCTGAGCGCGCAACTCCTCGAGGGTCCGGGATCCGACGAGCTTCGCCTTGTAGCCGCGCTCGGGGAATGAGTAGGCCACTTCGTCCTTGCGTACCACGCGCCCGGGGCCCTCTTGGGCGCCTGGACGCGCGCCGGTGAGGCCCTCGTACTTGCCGAATGGCTGGTCGAGGGTGACCTCGTAGGCGAAGACCTTGGTCGCCTTGCTCGAGACCGGCCCCATGGCGTCCTCGGTCCCCATGATGTGGCGCGCGACCGCGTCAGCGTTCCCGGCGTTGCGGTTCGCGATCGCGCCGGCGGTCTCCCCCATCCGGTAGACGATGAAGGGCCTACCAGGCTCGGGAGGTGCTCCGGCGCCGCCTACTTCGTCGACTGGTCTTGCGCCTGCTTCTGGGCCTGCTTGAGGTTCTCCAGCGCCACCTGCCCGAGCCGCTTCGCCCTCTCCGCCGGCGAAAGACTGCGTAGTTCCTCGATGAATTCCTTCGCTGATGTTGCCGGCTCTGAGCTCTGCATCGAGGGTCTCCTTCAGGCGTGGGGATAGGTTGTCGAAGTTCAGGCTCTTGACCAGCGCGCCGACGTTCTTCGGCTCGACGATCTGCACGTCGCCCTTCCCGGCAGATCCGTTGTCGAGGAGGACGAACTGTACATGATCGTTCCCCTCGTAGTGCTTGATGAGGGCCTCGATCGTCGCGGCCGAGCCCTCGTGGGTCTTCGCGTGCTCGACAAGGGGCACGGTGCGGCCAGTCCGGGTCGCGCGACCCAGCGCGCGCTTGAGCGCCTCGATCGGGTCGGCGGCCACGTAGATCACGTTCACCTGCTTGCCGGCCTGCAGCCCCTGGTCGATCTTCTGGATCGCGCTCTTCTCGCTCGCGAGGTTCGTGTCGTAGACGATCTGCGAGGCCTCGACGATGTGGGAGGCCAGCGGCACCGCGCCGAGCGCGGTCGTCTTGCCGGCACCGGTGCCGCCCGCGGTGAAGGTCACCATGTTCAGGCCGTTGGGGTCAGGCTGAGCGAGAGCACGCGCGTAGAGTTCCTTCGTGAGCGCCGAGGCTGGCTCGTGCACCGAGGGCGAATGGATGTGGCGCGCCTCGCGGTAGTCCGGGAAGAGCTCGCGCGCGATGTCCGTGTTGATGATCTTGCCGCCATCGGATTCAGGCAACTGGGCATAGGCCTGTACCTGGCCCTCCAGGTCGGCCTGGACCTGACCCCTAGCCTTCGCCTCGACGACGCGCTGATCGGGGCTCAGCTCCTCAGCGAAGGGGATCCGCAGCTGTTTTCCAGGGGTGGTGGCCGGAAGCCCAGCGCGCCACTGCTCGGCCAGCTGCTTGAACTCCTCGGGCCGCTCCTTGAAGAGCTCCTCGGCGTTCTCGAACCCGCGGGTCTTGGCCTCGTGGTTGAGGAAGGTGATCTGGTCGAGCTGCTGCTGCTCGAAGGCGTCGACCTTGGGCAGGCCCTCCTCGACCCGGATCCGCTCGGCCTCGGCCTGGAGGAACTCGAGGTTCTTCTGGCTCTGGGCGACCCGCCCGGGGTCGGGCTCGGTGTTTGGCGCGGGATGGTCGCTCAGCTCGACTGGCTCGTTTCGCGCGAGCTGCTCGATCGCGGTCTTCAGCCGGTCGACGTGCGCGATCACGTCCTCCGGGCCCACCACCTTCCCCGGGACGCTGTCGACGTTCATGTGCTCGGCCTGGCGCAGGGTCGCGACCGCGTCGATATCCGAGACCCGCCATCCCTTCGTCCAGGTCTCGATCTTCTTCCACGCCGCGGCGCCATGCGCGCGCTGGGCGGGCGAGATGTGGGCGTAGCTGCCGAAGGCGAGCCCGAGGAGCGCATCCAGCGTGATCGCCGAGCCGTCGAAGGCGTGGTAGTCCTCGCTCGCCGGGGTCTCCTTGAGGATCTGCTGCTCGGCGCTGCGCACGGCCAGGCCCTGGGCTAGGTTGTAGCCCGCCCCGCCCAGGAGCGCGCGTTGCCATAGGTTCTGGCCGAGGATCGGCATCCAGATCCCAAGGCCGAGCGAAGCGGCCTCCACCCCGCCCACGAGTTGCGCCTTTTCGGCCGAGACCCCGCGCTTCACCAGTTCCTCTCCCGAGCCGAGCTGGGCGGACAGGAGCGCGAGCTCGGGGGCGGTGAGCACGGTGGGCAAGGTCGAGGCGAGCGTGCCCACGACCTGGCCGGCTACCCCGACCTCGCCGGGCTTCGGGGTCCAGTAGTCGACCGCGTTCCCGAAGACCTCGTCGTGCTCCTTGAAGTACCGGTCCTGGGCCTCGGTGCCATCGGTGAAGGTGTCCTGCACGATCGGGGCTACCGCGCCCACTAGGTCGATCGCGCGCGCCGTGGTGGCGAACCCCCGCATGGTGTACATGGCGCTGCCGCGCACGAACCCATCCCAGGGGCTCGAGTCTGGGGTTTCGACCCCAGGCATCGTGCTCAAGCGATCGAGGGTCTCGCGGCGGTAGAGATCTAGCGGCACGGTTTCACGTGGAACGTCATGGGCCGGAGGGCGACATCTTCTCGGCCGTGGTCCGCGCCTCAGCCGCAGCCACCGCCTGCTTGATCGTGTCGTAGGCCGGGAGGATCGCCCCGCGCTTCATCCGCGCCTCGGCGCGTCGGACAGCGAGTTCTTGCTGCTGACCCGTGGGCTTCTCGCCGGCAAGTAGCGAATCGACTCCCTCCTGGCCCTGGACGAGCAAGGGGATGTTGGTGGGCTTGCCCGCGTTCAGGCGCGGGTCGCGCACGGTGATGCTGAGTTCGGTCGAAACGCCACCGTCAGGCCGCTGCAGCACGCCCAACTCACCGCGGCGCGCGTCCTCGGGCGTAACAGGCTTGTTCAGGTCGAGGATGATCGGCAACTTGTCCTTTCCCACCAGGACCGCGTCGCCAGCGCGGAAGACATAACGCCCATCCCCGACGTTCTCGAGGGGCAGATCGAGCAGCTTGTCGCGCGAGACCCCAGGGGCGACCCGGCCGGAGGTCACGAGCTCGTTCACCCGCTCGGCCACCCCGTCCTTGAACTTGTCGTACTCCATGCCCCAGGGCATCACGACCGACTTGCCGCGATAGCGCTCGATCCCGCCGGTGGCGAGCTTGATCGAGTCGCGCCACCTGGTGCTGTCGACCACCCCGCTCGCGTCCCCGGCCTCGGCCGACTTCGCCGCGTAGATGGCCATGGCGGCCTGGTAGTGGTCGCTGCGCGCCTGCGGGTGGGCGGCGAAGGCGTCCCGCTCGTAGTCGTTGAAGAGCTGCTGCATCGTCTTCTCGTCCTGTCCCTGCGGCATCGGCCACAGGCGCCCCTTGTCCGGGGTGCCGTCCTCCTTGCGGTTCGGCTTCAGGATCGCCTGGCCGCGCAGGATCAGGTCGGCCACCTGGTTGCCCTTCTCGTCCTTCACGCCGCGACCCGCGTAGATCCCGGCGATCGCGGTGACCGGGTCATCGGGGGCGAGCTGCGCCATGATCGCCGAGTAGGCCTCGGTGTCCTGGCCGGTCGCCTGGGCGAGCGAAGCGAAGTAGTCGCGCTTGGCTGGCGTTGGGGTCTGCCGCAGGATGCCGGCGAGGGTGTCGGTCTCCTCCTTCGTCAGGATCTTCAGGGGCGCCTGGTACTGGGCCTGCATGCCGCGGGCCACGCTCGCGCGCGCGGCGATCGCCTCCCCGGCATCTGCAGGCTTCGAGAGGTCGATCGGCTGCACCCCGTCGGTGAAGCCCTGGCGCACCGCGAAGCTGATCGGGTCGGCCTGGATCTGCTTTTGCTGGCCATCGTAGATCGAGCGCATGCGCTGCACGACCCGGATGTCGAACTTGGTCGGATCCTCCCTGACCTTCGCCTCCATCTGCGAGAGGTAGTTCTCCTGCTGCACTGGGGTCGCCAGGCGAAAGCGCCGGGTGGCATTCGCGACCGCCACCATCTCCTGGGCCTCACCCTCCATGGCCGTGCCCCTGGCAGCCTCGAGGATGGGCTGCAGCTGCTCGATCGAGGGCTCGAAGCCCTGCAGGGTGTTCGCGTTCACCTGGTCGATCGCCTTCTTGACGGTGCGGTCGTTCCGGTCCTGCTCCACGAGCGCGCGGCGCTCGAGCAGGTCCTTTCTCGAGGCGATGCGGCCGGCGAGGATGTTACGGTTGCCCTCGTCTAGGCGCTCATCTGCCTGCACGCGGGTGTCGAGCTCGTCCAGCCCCTTCGCGCTGTCGCGCAGGAGCAGGTAGTCGCCCTGATAGCCGTTCACGAGGTTGCGCTGCTCGCCCTTCTTGATCTCCCCCAGGAGCGCGGTCTGGGTGTGCAGATCCATGTCCTTCTTGTGCGCCTTGAAGTACTCCTCGGCGTAGGGCGTGTTGCCGTTCGCGACCGCCGAGGCGATGACCCCTGTCGTCAGCTGGGTGAAGGCGGCCTGGCGCATGGCCTCGGCCTCTTCGGGTGGGCGCCCGTTCAGCTTGACGTCGTTCTCGATCGCCATGTCGATGCGATCGCGCGACATCTGCAGCGCGTGCGGGTCGTCCCAAGCGACCTGGGCGTTCCTCACCTCGGTCTTCACCGTGCCGTCGAGCACCTCCTTGCTGTAGGCGTTGCCCTCGGTGATCACGTGCTTGAGCACGTCCTGCTTGAATTGGACCTCGGCGATCGCCGCGCGCCGGTTGAACTTCTCACGCTGCTGATCGTTCTGCAGGCTCGTCGCGATCGACTTCTGTGCCTCCTGGAACTTGCCTGAGTACTGCTTCAGGAGCGGCTGGGTGACGGCGTCGGCGCCCTTCTTCGTCGCGAAGCCGTCCGGGCCCACCGACAGGTCGGTCTGCTGATCGCGCAGCTTGTTGAGCGCGTCCTCGGCGACAGTCGTATCGAAGCGGTCCTGGGCCGCTGCGATCTCGCCCGCGCCGGCGACGATGTGCGAACCCGCCTCCATCTCCGCAGCGGGGATCTTGAGGCCCGCATCCAGGCCCGAGGTGTCGATCCTCGAGTTGATACCAGGCGGCCGTGGTACCGGGCTCTCGCCGAGGGCAGTACGGTCTGGGATCCTAGCCATCGCTTATCCCGGTCCAGGCCCAGCCGTTGAGGCATCGTAGCCATACGATGGGGTGCTCATCGGCCGGTTCGTCACGCTCGCCGGGCTGTCGTACCCGTAGCGCGCGAACATGGTCGCAGCCTCCCCGGCGATCCGCCCGGCTCCGCCGATCTCCAGAGCTCGAGCCGAAGCGAGGGTAGCGCCTGCGGAGATGTCACCGCTCATCCGATCGGCTGCGGCGGCGATGCGCAGTTGGCGCGCCTTCTCTTCGCCCTGGTACAGGGCCACGTTCTGACGGTAGGCGCCCTCGCTCGCGATCCCGCCGATGATCCTGAGCACGGTCGGGTCGGTCGCCGTGCCCCCGCTCGCCGCGGCAAGGGCGATCGCCCGGGACTGGACGAGTGCCGTCTGGCGGCCCTCCACCATCGCTGTACGCTGGCTGGCTGCCTTTTCTTGCCCCGCCTGGACCTCGAGTTGTCCGGCCTCGAACTCGGCCGCCGCGCGCTTCTGGGCGGCGATCTTGTCCGCCTGGCGCTTGGCGTCTACGGTGCCATATGCCTGAAGGGCAAGTCCGGCAACCGCTATCGCTGCGCCGGCTACTGCCATGTCGTCCTCCAGTAGGTCTCGCCTTCCAGGTGGCGGAAGCCCAGGTGCTCGAGGGTCCTGCGCGAGCTCGGCACCGCCGGGTCAGCGTAGGCCACGATGGGCGCGCGGATCCGCAGGGCCTGCGCGAGCGCGCGCTTGGCACCGCGCAGGATCGTCTTCGGCCACGCCCGCAGTTCCGGGGAAATCCTGGCGTAGAAGACGAGCTGGCCGTGCATCTGGAAGTACCCGCAGATCCCGATCGTGCGGCCCTGCAGCACTGCGGCAAGCGCCCGGCCAGCGCCACGCGGGTGCTCGTCCATCTCCTCGAGGTGCGCGTTGCTCGCCTGGACGATGCTCGGGCTCATATCTTCTCGTTCGTTTCTACCGTGGGCACGATCCCGAGGAGCTGAGCCGAGCGCGGCGCCATGCCGCGTAGGCAGATCCTGGCGTCGCTTTCGAAGTCCCCGTCGAACTCGAAAGACACCTTGTCGTAGTCGGACCACACGAAATCCGGGTCGACCGCCACGCCATCCTCCATCTGCGGAAGGGAGTCGAGGTTGTCGAAGTCCATCCCGTACTTGAGCCCGCGAGCGTGCAGGTGGCGCGCGATGAGCGCGAGACCCCCGATCTTCTTCATCTGGGCGAGGGCGGTCCCGAGCATGGCCGCGTACGCCATCTTCGTGCCCTTCCAGTCGGCGTTGTAGGGTAGGCCCACGACAATGTCCGAGGCGGCCACCGCGAGGTCGATGAAGCCGCCGGTCACGGTGTAGATCAGGGCATCGCTCGCGTCGTAGCCGACGTCTGCGCCGTCGGCCCAGACCACGACCTGCTTGCCCTCGAGGTGCGCGACCGGCACATGGGTGATGGGCGCTCCGTGGTAGACGATGAAGGCGTCGCCCAGCTTGCTGACGGTGGCGTTGATGCACTCCATCTCGCGCGCCCAGCGCTCGAGGAAGCGCTTGGTGGCACCGTTGATCGTGCGCTTGACCGAGTAATAGACCTCGTCCTCGCCCGATCCTGGAAGCACCGCAGCATCCTCGATGAGCCCGTCTGTCTCGACCAGCACCCAGCAGGCGACGTTTTCCACGTGATCGAAGATGAGCACGGCCACCTTGCCGTCGGCCCTCACGCAATGGATCCGCGTATCTGGCTTGCGCTGGACCGCCACACGCACGATCGTCAGATCTAGGCTGTCGTCGTCCGGGTCCTCGAAGAGGTCCGGGACGATGGCGCTCGCGTCGCTTGAGCTGAAGTCGTTCGCATTGGCGTCGAAGGCGAGCTGGTAGAGGCGCTTACCTCCCTGCCGCACGAAGAAACCCATGGTGTCGGCCTTCACCGCCTGGACAGGATCCGAGCCCTGGGTCGAAGGCGGCCGGATGTCGAAGTTGGTCGGGGTGATCGGCTCATCGAGGTTCGAGGTGATCATCTGGAACTCGGCGAGCTCGCCACCCATCAGCAGGCGCTGCAGCGAGAGCATCCACTGGATGTTGTCGACCGGCCCGGAACCGATCGAGCGCGCGATGGTGCCGCTGTCGCCCTCGACCGTGTCGTCGAAGCTGAAATAGCCGTCCGAGATCGAGCCCCACTCCTTGCCTTTGCCAGCCCACCACATCCGACCGCCGTGCAGGACCCCCGCCGACGGGTAGCCGCGGAACGGCGACCAGGCGCCCTCGCTCCATAGGGCTGTGTCGCCGTTGTCTCCGAGGTGCTTGATCACCACCCCGGTCACGCTCGTCGCGCTTCCGAAGGCGAGCACGCGGACGACCCCTGTGATCGGCTCGAGCTTCCCGATCAGATCGAGGGTTGTCGAGCGAGCGCCGACGTAGACCGTGGTGCGCAGTCGGTAAAACCAGATCTCGTTGTCCAGCCCGTCGTTGAAATTGAGGCCGATCTGGTCGAGAACGTAGGTCGCCACGTTGGTCCAGTTGGCGATGCCGTCGGCGCTGCGCTCAAGCACGACAGTTGTGCCTCCCGATGCGGTCACGTTCTGGACGTCCACGGTCACATCGCGATCGGTGCCTACTCCGATGACGCGCAAGGGATCGGTGAAGACATTCAGCCCGCAGGCGATCACCTTCACGACCGAACGCGCGCTCGAGGTGACCCGGAACAGCATTCCCACCTGGGTGGCCTTGAAGATGGGCTTGTTCGCGTTTATAACGACCGACCCAAAAAGATCGCTCACTTGCACAACGGTGGTCGTGAGGTTCTCGGTCAGGAATGGGCCATCCTCCGGCTCGTAGAGCACGACGGACCAGGACCTGGTGCCGCGGCGCTCGATCGTCCTTTGCTGGTAGGCCGCAGCCCCGGTAGAGCTCCCGCAGGCCACGAAGATGATGTCGCCTGAGATGTCGAAGCGTACGAGCTCAAGGTCGGCAGCCACCCAGGGCGTGGGGAGATCCATCGCGCCGGCGGCCTCGATCGTGATGTTGGAGATCTTGACCGGGTAGTCGAGGCTCGACTTCACGCGGATCCAGAAGTTACCGGTCGGGGTGAGGGCGAGGGAATGCGTCCCGGTCCCGAGGGTGGTCTTCGTGATGTAGTCCTCGAGGCCGCTCGCCGAGCCCACCTGGAAAACAACCGGCCCGCGGGCCACGACGATGCGGATCGCGTGCTCCTTGTTCAGGTCAGCGCCCGCCACCACCACCTGCTGCTCGCGGATCGAGGCGTTGAAGCCGTCCCCGAGGAGTTGCATGTCGTTCGGGGCCACCCAGCTCGAGACCGCGCTTGGCTGCTCGTCGAGGTCGGTCCAGTTGTTGATGTTGGCCGGGAAGGTGCCGTTCACGGTCTGGGTGGCCACCGCGACCCGGGTGACTAGGCTCCCGTTGATCCACACCCGCATGTGCTGATCGGTGAGCTCTACCAGCGCCTTGTCGCTCAGGTTGAAGACGAAGGGGATGTGGAAGGCCTGCGCGTCGGCGCGGCTGTCCCCGAGGAAGCCCAGCCCTGGCCGCACCATCATGCCGCCCAGCACCCGGCTCATCCAGTTGGTCTGGATCTCAGCGGCGAGCGCGGTGCGCTTGAGGTCGATCCTGGCGAGGCCGCCCTTCGACACCAGGCCCCGGTTGAAGGCGATCAGGGGGACGTTCTGGATCGCCATCTTCTACCCGAGCAGGCTGCCGCGGTTGCCTCCATCCCGCCAGCCGCGGTTCAGCCCGCGGCGAGCGGCGGTCCATCGGCCCTCGGCGAAGGAGGTGCTCGAGTCGGCCATGGCGTTCTTCGTCTTGGCGTCGCGCAGGCACTTCGTCATGTAGGCCTCGGCCTTGTCGGCCTTCTTCTTGTCCTGGGTGAGCGGGATCGCGACCAGGAACCCCATCCGGGCCTTGAAGTACTCGACGAAGGTTGGCGGCCACAGGCTCATGTCCCCGCCGTATCTCGCGTCGTTCGACACGTAGCGCACGAAGATCGTGTCGAGGCTCGCATACCAGAATCCGGCCTCCTCACGCACGTCGAGGAGCGGCGTGTTGAACATCTCGTCCTGGCAGACCGCCGTGGTGCGGATGTGGTCGGTGGGCACCTCGAAGACCCGCTTGAACCCCCAGTCCGGCGTGATCGAGGGATCGTAGGTAATGCGGACCGAGCGCGTGGCGAAGTACCACTGGCCAGCCTCGAGGACATCGTCGATCGCGCCGTCGTCCCAGACGCGGTCGAGCGCGCGCCGGCTGGGGCGTTCCTCCGTGAGCGAGGCGAGCGGGCGCTGGCCGATGACGTCCAGCGCGCCGTTATAGATCCTCAGCTTGGTCGTCGCCACCGGTGCTCCCGGCTAGGCGTCGACAGTCTTCAGGTACTCCGTCAGCCAGCTGCCGGCCTCGGCTTTGGTCTGGCAGTCCTTGTGCATCGTCTGCCGGTCGCTCTTTCGGATGACGTGCCAGCGCAGGCCGGGGGTGTGCTTGATCTCGAACTTCGAGCTCGCCGCGGCGGCCTCGGTGATCGCGACGTCCTGGGTGGAGAGGTCCCACCAGTTGAGCACGTGCACCTTGGCCCAGGTGCGATCGCACGCTAGGACAAGGAGTTCGGCGAAGTAGGTGCCGTCTTCCGCCCGGACCTCGATCCGGTCGTAGGGCTTGAGCTTCGGGCCGACGTGGGCCCAGTAGGCCGGGTCGATCATCTCCTCGAGGCCATGGCCCGAGCCCGGGGTGGCGACGTGGATGATGCGTTCGAACTCGGCGCTTCGCAGCCGATCGACGCCCAGGATGGGGCGCGCCGGCTCCTTGACCGAGGCGTCCTTGGTGGCGTCGGTGGCGCGCTTGGCCTCCTCGGCTTGTCTCAGGCGGTTGCGCGCGTTGGCCACGCGCATATCTACGGGGCTGGGGGTGAGGGTCTTCGGGTCGGCCATGCTCGTTCTCCTTTGGTCTTTCGTGAAACGTGCAAGGCCCGAGGCCTTTCGGCCCCGGGCTTCTGGTGTTGCCGTCCCAGCTGACCTACCCCGCCTACTACAGGCTCGAGGCCCTGGTCGAGGAGATCGAGCCGAGCGTGGTCAGGTTGAAGCCGCCCGAGCTGTTGGTGGTGGTGAGGATACCCAGCAGCACGATGAAGCTGGAACCTGCCGACGTGTACTGCGCGTTCAGCAGCAAGTCGCCCACCTGCATGCCGAGCTGCTGGCCGTCGGTGAAGAACCCGGCGCCCGTCAGGTCGGTGGTCAGGTTGGTCGAGATGTACTGCCACAGCCCCAGGCCGCCCGCACGGGTGACCCCTGAGCTCCACGCCGTGAGGGAAGAGGTGCCCAGGATCGAGCGCGCGCCCGCCAGGCGCGAGAGCAGCACCGGCGGGTTGGCGACCGAGGAGGCGGCGGTGGTGCCCGAGTAGGCCATCGACGCGAAGGTCGGCAGGCCGAAGCGGACACCCAGCAGGTAGCAGATGCTCGCCAGGATTTGCGTGAGTTTCTTCATGGTTGTCTCGATGGGTTCGGCCCGGAGTGGGCGGGTCCGGTGAGTTGGATCCCGCCCCTAGCAGGCCAGTGGGTTAGGCGTAAGCCGACCCGTCGTGGGTGATGACCACATCCCCTGCGTTCTGCAGGAGCTTGGCCGCCATGAAGATCGAGCACCGCGCGTAGCTGTAGTTCTGCTCGTCGTTGTACCCGACCGCCGTGTCGACCTCGCCCGTGTTGGCCGCGTGGCCGATCGCCGACTTATGGAACAGGAACGACTTCTCGCTCGAGGTGCCCTTGCCGGGAAGGTTCGGGTGCTCGACGATCAGGCAGTTCCTCCAGCGGTAGGCCATCGGCGCGTCGCGCCAGTCGGGGGCGTTGCCGGCGTAGGGCCGGATGTCCACGTACTGGGCGTTGGCGAACTCGGGGGCCTGCTCGAGGTAGGCGAGGAATGAGGGCTGGCACAGCAGCGTGATGTTCGAGTCCCAGGGCACGCTCGCGTTGGAGAGCTTCACGCGGCCGTTCTGGAACATCGACACGTTGGGCACCTGGCCCGCGCCGCCGATGCTGACGGTCCCGTTGTTGAGCTCCTGGATGATGGTGTCGTCGATCTTGCGATTGATGACCCCCATCGAGGTGACCTGCATGATCCGGCGCTGGTCGCCCTGAGAGGCGAACACGTTGAAGCCGGTCTTGCGCACGAGGTCGTGCCATTCCTGGAGCACCGCGGAGAACTGGTTGTTGTTGTCCGCGCGGGCGGGGATGAGGCCGTTCACGCCTCGGGTCACCGCGGTGGCGCCGCCTGAGTCGGCGACGAGGAACACCGCCGTCTGACCCTTGATCACCGCCTCGGTCGTGACGCAGGGCCGTAGCAGCGTGGCGTGCGCCTCGAAGCCCTGGATGAACTCCTGGCGGTACTGGGTCTGGTAGGCGGTATCGAGCATGCTGGCGAACGAGTTGAGAGCTCGCTCCCGGAAGGGCTCGAACGCCCACCGGACGAATGGCCCGAAGATCTTCCAGGCCGAGGCTTCGAGGAACTGCGGCACCGCCTGGACGGCGGTGATGATGCTATCGCGAGTGGTTTCGGCAGCGTGGGCTGCGATTGCGAGGCAGCTGGCGATGGTCAGTGCCACCACCGCTGCGAGGCGTTTCAGCTTGGCCATGATGGCCTCCTTTGCACGTTGAACGAACCGTCGCTCGGGTTAGCCGTCCTGCCGCAGCCTGGGTTGGCCCTCTTTCGAGGGGGCCGGCGCGCGACCCTCTGGGGCCTCGCTACCTGGTCATCTTGTTCCGCTCACCGGGGCGCCTTTCATCGCGGGTAGCCGGTGGCACTTGGGGCGCATCGTACCCGCGTTTGTGCGGGTGCACAAGAGCCGCTCTACTTCTTCGGGGCCTGGCTGTCGCGAAAGGCAACGAGCTCGCGGTAGCGCGCCTGGTTGGCCTCGGCCTTCGGTCCCGTCCAGTACTCGCTTCTCCTGTCGCCCATCATCGCGGTCAGCTTGGCGATCTCGTCGACGACGGTCGAGAGCACGTTCCCGCTCTCATTCGGGACGATCGTCGCCATCGGGTTGATCTTGAAGGCGAGGTCCCGCAGCCACTCGAGCACGCCGAAGTCGTTCAGGAACGCCCGGTCTTCGGGTCCACGGCCGCCGCGGATCCGCGCGGCTACCTCCGGAGGAGCGCTCGAGATGAGCGCGTTCACGAGGTTCCTGTTGCGCTTGGCGTCGGGTCCCCAGTGCGCGGTCATCGCCTCCACGGTCTCGGCCATGTGCTTCGAGTCGGCATCGGCCAGGGCCTCGAGCTGCTTTTCCTGGTCAGCGTGATACCAGGCGAGCGCCGCCTTCACCTGCTCCGGGCGGTAGTTCGCGGTGTGCGCGGCCTCCTTGAAACTCTCGATGTAGGTGGCATCGTCCTCCCCGAACACGATCCCCTCGGGCATCGGATAGTCCTTCGCGAGGACTGGGATCCCCTGCTCCTCGCGGTAGGCGGCCAACTGTTCGGCGGTCGCGTTCTCCGGCAGCGTGGGCCGGAGCTCGCCCGAGCGGATCCGCGCCTGGGCGGCGAAGTGCGAGTTGGCGAGATCCCGCGGCGAGGCGAAGCGCTCGAGTTGCTTCAGGAGTTTCGCATCGCCGCCTACCAGTTGCTCGCGCCAGTCGTCGGGCCAGACCTGGACGACGGGCGCAGCGCCAGACGTAGGCGCTGCAGCCGGATCCGGGGCCGGATCGTCGATCGCGTTCGCCGGCACCTGCGGGCGCGCGGCCGGTCCCGGCGCAGCAGGCTTCGCCGGCGCGGCAGATGGCGCAGCTGCAGGTGCGGCTGGTGCTGCCGGGGCAGCGGGAGCGGCAGGAGCGACGGGTTTGACGGGAGCGGCTGGGGCGGCTGCAGGCATGGTCTTACCTCTTTCGTAGGATATCGGTGTTGATGCGGGAGAGCTTCACGATCTGGAGGCCGACCGATCTGCGCCCTTCGGCGAAGTCAGTGTCGCGCGCTCCGGTTGGACCTGGGCGGAACGATAGGTCGTAGGTGCCAGCCGCTTCCTCGATGATCCACCTCAAGGCGGCCTTCTGCTGCTCTGGGCTCGCGTTCCCTTCGCTCAAGGCCTGGATGGCGAGCGCGTGGTGTTCGTCCCAGGCGGCGGGGTGCCAGGCCTCGGCGGCCTTCGGGGCTGGGGCCTTCGTCTTGGAGCGCGGTTGTTCGCTCACTGTACCGGCACGGGTTGGGCTTCAGCGGAGTTCTTTCTCGACTCGCTGATCGTCTGCGCCACGTCGGCGCCCTGCTGGGCCTGCTGCAGGAACTCGGCCGCCTGCTGCTTGCTGGCCGCGTCCTGGGACATCGAGTCGACCTCGCCCTCGTCCCTGGTCCACTTGGCTGGCACGCCGATCCCGGTCAGCGCATCGCGCAGAGCATCGACGGCCTTCGGGATGTACTGGGCGTTCTGGTCGATGCCCACGGCCTCGACGGTGAGCTGCTTCATCTGCATGAAGAGGTTGCCCTTCGCCTGCTCGATCGTGTCGTGTAGCGGCGAGCGGAAGCGGAACTGCAGTTGCTTCGCGGCGATCGCCTGCTGGAGTTTCCGAGGCATGACCGAGGTCGGGCCGAAGGCCCCGGCGCGCAGCATCTTCGCGAAGGTGAGCTCGCAGATCTGGCCATTGCGCTCGTCCTCCATGGGCTCGAAGAGCGGGAGCGCGCGCCGGATGTAGTCCTGGACGATCTGGCCCGCCTGGTAGGCGGTCATCTGCGGATCCGAGGCCGGGTTGAACGGCTTGAGCGCATTCAGGTAGAAGGCATCCGAGAGGATCTTCATCGACTGCGCCGCCTGCTTCTCGCCCAGGGGTAGGCCGCTCTTGTCGTTCGTGAGCACGTGCAGATAGTCGGCCAGCTTGCCATCACCGTCGAAGTCCGCCCAGGTGAGGCCGCCGGCGAACATCGCGACGTCAGACCTGAAGATGTTCTGGTCGGCGATGAGCGGGGGATTTGTCGCCTTCTCGCCCGCCTCGAGCAAGGTCCAGGTCATGGCCTGCAGGAGGCGCGCCTCGGGCAGCGCTGCGACGGTGGCCGGGCTGAAGGCGTACTGGCTGCCGCTCACGGTCTGCCAGCGTTCCACCGAGTAAAACAGGTCGAGGCTCGGGGTCTCCTCGAGCTTCGTTTCGTTCTCGACGTCGTAGTAGATCGACACGAAGGGGGTCGACACCTTCATGTCGTACATGTCCGCGGCCACCACCATGTGCACGCACTGGATCTCGGCGGCCGGATCCTTCAGCATCTTGTCCCGCACCTTCTGGTCGACGGTCTTCGGAAAGAGCGTCACCAGGTCGCGGGTCGAGGGCTTCCACTTTCTCCAGATCGCGCAGATCTTGCCGTTCGAATCCTCGATCCAGCACAGGTCGCGCAGGTGCCACAACGTATAGACGAGGCCGTCGGCGTCGCGGTTCATCTGCACGCTGGGCACGGCCTGGCCGAAGGCCGCGTAGTCGTTGTCGCCCTGGCGCATCGCCTTCGAGAAGTTGGCGTTCCGGTCGTACATCGCTCGGCGCATCACGATCGCGAACCACTCGAGCCATCCCCGGACCTCGTCGTCCATCAGGCGCTCATCGAGCGTGCCCATGTAGAACCAGGGCTTCTCCTTCGGGCGCAGCATCTGGCCGAATTGGTCGGCGAGCTCGCGGCGGATGAGCAGCGGATAGCTCGTCATCAGGTTCGAGGCGAAATCGGTTCCGAGCGATCGCTGCCACGTGAAGTCCGCCCGCTCCACGTAGAAGTTCATGGCGATTTCCTGGTGCAGCGAATCCAGGGCCATCTTCTTCGAGAAGAGGCTCTGGCCGTACTCGTAGAGCTTCTTCGCGTCCACGGTCAGCCTCCCAGCGGCTCGTCTTGGCCGGTGAGGATGGTGGAGAGGCGCCCGCGGCGCGCGAGCTGCGCCTGGATTGACCGGCGGCGCGCGGATATGGCCTCGATCGTGTCAGGGCCCGGCACCGGCATTCTCTCCGGCGGCGGAGTCGCCGGCGTATCGGGCTGCACGGTAGGGCTCGGGTCGATGTGCCGGCGGATGGCGTCCGCTACGTCGCCGCCGCCGATTCCGGTATGAAAGATGGTGAGGGGATCGGTGAACGATTCGATGTCGGAGAGAGATCCGAGAGCGCCGGACGCGAATCGCCTGCCTGCGTTCTTCACTGACTTCGCTGCGTTCCCCATGGACCTTTACCTCCTGCCGGTGAGCGGCCCACGGCCGCCCAGGATCGCCTTCGGCAGTCTTCCCAGGGGCCGGCGCATCGCCTGCTGCTGTGCGCGCTCAGCCCAGTCGAGGGCGTTCGTGATCTCTTTCGGTCCTGCGAACCACGCCATGATAACCGCGTCGCCCTTGTCCGTCGATCTACCTAGGCGCTCGGTCACGCTGTCCTTCGGCTCGACCTTGATGCCGTTCGGGGTCGCCTCGAAGGTTGACGCGGTCAGATCCGCCACCAGCTCGGGATCCTCCGGGAGCGCGATCGGCGATCCGCCTGGCTGGCCCGGGTCGAGCGCCTCGCGAAAGACCCAGTGCGCGGCGCTGCGCACGTTGGGGAAGCGCAGCTTCTTGTCGGAGCTGCGGCGCTCGGTGCCCTCGGCGCCCTTGTAGGCGTAGCATTCGATGTTGTTGTCCTTGCAGTGCTCGTAGGTCGCGCTGCCGTAGCCGCCTCCCATGTCGATCACCACGAGCGCGCTGTCGCGCCGGTAGCTGACGATCACTCCGCTGCAGTAGCTGCCGATGCGGTCGACCGGGATCTCCTTGCCCTCGACTACCACGAGTTCGGGGTACCAGCCGTCGTATCGTGGTGCCAGGACCATTGGGTCATCTCCGCCACCGGAGCAGTCCACGCCGATCGCGCACATCGGCACATGCGGGGCTGGGCGCGTGCCCCAGCGTTCCTGGGCGAGGCGCACCCAGTCCGTGGGGATGGTCTGGTTCGGGACGTCCTTGAGGCTCGCGTCGAACCGGCCCTCGGCGTACGCCTCGCGCAAGCCCTTGGGCAATCCCGCCAGGCGACCCTCGTATCCGCTACCAGCGAGGTCAGGGTTCTCCTCGAGGCGCCCGCGGATGAAGGTGCGGCTCTTCGGGAGGATAGGTCGGCCGCGGTGATCCACGCCCCTCCAGTCAGCCTCCACCTCGGTGTCGACCCCGTCGATGCTCGTGTACCACCGGAGCTCGCCCGACTTCGCTGGGTTCGGGTGCTTCGGATCCAGCCATGGCGCCCAGCGCCTGAATACCCATAGGCCCGAGCCGGAGGTGGGCGGGTTCATCGTCGCGATGATGCGGCAGCGCTGGCCAGGCACGGCCGGGCGATTCCAGCCGATGATGAACGTGTACTGGCTCTCGATGAAGTCCTCGACCTGGTCGAAGACGATCAGATCGCGCGGGTCGCCCTTGTACTTCTGCTTGTCGCCCTCGTGCTGGCAGCCCCCGAGGCGGATCCTGCGCGTGCCGTAGCGGAACGACCCGTAGCGATCGAACTCGGGTCGGGTCTTCATGAACTTCTCGAACTCGTCGACCAGGCCCGCGACGTCGCTATTCTTGCGGCGCAGCAAGAGCGAGCGCTGGTGCTCGTTCAGCGCAAGGCCTACGGCGAGCGCGGTCTTACCCGGGCCCGCCTCGCCACCGCAGCCGATCTCGTCGGCCTCGGAGAAGTAGGTGTCGGTCTGGAAGCCTGGGTTGGGAAGCCAGGCGAGGTTCTTCGTGGCCTGCTTGGCGCTCCTCGTGATCTTCGAGCGCTCCCGCGCGCTCATGTGCGGGAGGCGTTCGATGATCTCCTCGAGGGCGCCCACGTCAGCGGCGGCGCTTCGCCTTCGGTCGTTTCTTGCCCTTGCTCACGAACACCGGGATCGGGTCAGCTGGCGCTGCCAGGGCGCTATTCGCCGCGGCGATCGCTGCGTCCTTCTCAGCCTGCGACAGGACCGGTGGGACGAGCGCGAGCGGCGCCGGGATGCTCGACTGCTCGAAACGGTGGTACGCAGCCTCGAGCGGCACCGGGCGGCCGGCGACCATGGCCGCGCGCGAGATCGCATCCGACATCTTCAGGCCCGGGTCGAGGTCATCGGTCCAGGTCTGCAGGATGTAGTCGAGGTTGTCCAGCGCTCCCTTCACGAACTCGCCGTGCTGGGCGTGCTGCTGGGCTTGGCCCTGGTGCATCGCCAGACGTTGGGCGAGTTCGTTTCGGCGCATGAGCAGCTTCGCGTGCCGCGGGTGCACCTCGATCTGGCCGTAAGGCGTGGGCGGCTGCATAAGATCGCTCTCGAGCGGGAGGACGATCTGGATCCCCATGCTCGAGGCCAGGCCGATGAAGTGCTGGCAGGCAGGGCGCTGGAAGCCGTACTCCGAATGCGCCGCCATGTCGACACCCCACAGGCCGATCGCCCTGGGCCTCAACTTGATCGCCAGGGCCAGCATGTAGGCCATGCTCGAGGTCCAGACGAAGGGCCCGAACTCGGCGCTCATCTCGTCGAACGGGTAGATCACCGCGCTAGGGATCGTGGGGACCTTCTCGGTCATGTAGACCGGGCCCTGGTGGCGCTCGAGGAAGCGCACGTACTCTGGGCTGAACCACGGCTTATTCGCCGGGTCGCGCGGGTCGCCAGGCGTGCTCGGCTCCCAGCGGTGCAGCTCGAAGTAGACGTCGGTGCGGCCGAACGGGATCTCGCCGTACGCACCAGGTGAGCAGCCCCAGATCGCCCAGCTCTTATCCCCGTAGGGCGCGAGCTTCACCGAGCTCGGGGCCGAGCCGATGATGGCGATCTTGTCGTAACCGTCCGGCCCCAGCTTGATCGTGGGGACGTTGCCTTGTTGCTCCTGCACTTTCAACCTCTCTTTCTCATCTTGCGCGGTCGTCGCGCGGGTTGGGTGGCTCGGCGCTAGAACGTCGAGGTGAAGAAGTAGGCGCTCGAGCCGCCGCCGTTGCTCGAGGTGGGCCAGCCGGCGGTGAGCCAGTAGAGCACGCTCGTCAGCGCTGTCAGGCGCACGCTCGCACCCTGGGCCTGCAGGGTGATCTGGTTCGCCGAGCTGCCGGTAGTGGTGCCGATGTTCACGCCGGCGCCGCACTGGATCTGGTGGCCCAAGGTCGACGTGTTGGTCTGGGTGATCACCTTGTCGGTGCCCGGGACCGGGGCCTGGATCGTGTTGATGGCCGAGCTGGCGGTCGTGGTGGAAAGCTGCGAGTAGCCATGGCTCGCGAGCGAGCTGCCGCCGGTCGTGGTGATGAGCTCGACCAGCTTGCGGATGTCGGCGGCCCCGACGATGTACTCCTCGCCCACGGGACGGTAGTTGTCCAGGCCGAGGCGGCGGCCGTAGATGCCGGTCTTGATCTGGCTGCGGAGTTGCTCGAGTGACTGTGCCACGGTGGTTCTCCTGGTTCGGTTCTGCATCGCCCCTTTTCGGCCGCGGGGCGCGGCGGAGACACCCTCGCGGGTGCCCTGCTCTTACCTCCGACGTCGGCCGTTGCCGCGCATCGGGTTGCGATCTCGTTGTCGGTCGTGCCTCACTTGCCCCAGAAGCTGACGGTGACAAAGCCGCTCGTGGGGAAGGCGACCGAGTAGCCTGTGCTGTCGCCGGTGATTTGCCTCGTCACCGCGGTCGGAACGAACTCGTTCCAGCCGCTCGAGAGCGTGGTGCCGCTCGAGTTGGTGGTGGGCACCTGCGCTCCGGTGCTCCTCCCGTTCAGGACGAAGGGGACATTGCCCGCCCAGGTCGCGATCTCCGCGCCTGCGGGGTAATCGAAGGCCACGATCGCGCCGGCGGTGGTGCCGATGATGGTGCCGATGGTGTCGGGGTTGACCGGGACCTGGTCGGTGGGATGCAGGGTGCCGTCGATTTTCACGTTGGCCTCAGTAGTGCATCGCGGTGCGTTTCGGGGAGGTGCGCTTCGCGCGCCGCAGGCCCTTGGCGGTAGGCTTGTTGCCGCGCATCAAGCCGATCTTGTTCAGGGTGCCGTAGACCGCGCGGTTGTTCGAGCCGTATTCGGCCTTCAGCTTGCTCTCGACCTTCGCAACTGCCGTTCCTGCTGGCATGTCCCCTCCGATGTCGTCCCCGGGGCACTATCTGGCGAATGCCGCCCCGGGGGTTCTCTGGCGTCAGGCTGGTCGCAAGAATGGCCGCAGTGTAGGCGCTTCCGTGGCGCTGCACAAGAGCCTACTTCGCGGCCTTGACCTTCATGCGGCCGGCGAGCTCGAGCGTGAAGGCGATGCGGCGCGCCGAGCTCACCAGATCCTCCTCGTCCTCTTCGATCTCCGAGGGCGGCGGCGGGATCTCGGCCTCCGGCCTGAAGAGGCCTTTGTGCTTGAACAGGCGCTCGAGGCTCGCGTTCTTGTCGAGCACCTTGTAGCGGTAGGTCACGATCGTCTTCTTGCCGCGCTTCTCGACCACCCGCTCGATCCCGCCCACAGCGGCGGCGGTGTCGTCATCCAGCTCCTGGGGCTTCTTCATCCGCCCATCGGCGTGGAACAGGCGCCGGGGGTCGAGAAAGGCAAGGCGGGTGGTTTCGCGCAGGATCCGCTGTACGTCGATCCGAGCGGCTCGCGCGGCCTCTGCCTCAAGTTCGTCGACTAGCTGGCGGACCTTAGCATTCGTGAGCAACCTGGACCCGTTGACCGCTGCTGCCTGGTCGGTGTTGCAGTTCGGGTAGACAGCCTTGTAGGCGCGAGTCGCGTTGTGGTCCTTGGCGTACTCGCGAGCAAAGGCCCTGTACCGCAACAGGGCCTTGCTGATCGAGAGGCCGCGGCGCTTCAGAAAGCGCCCAGCCCTTGAGCCGGGCTGCCTGGCTGCAGGTGGAAGTCACCGCCGGCGCGGTTGACGAAGAGCGGGTCGATCGAGATCCCGGTGGGGTCGACCGAGGGCTTCGCAGCTCCGAACCAGTCGTTGCCAGCCGCGGTGAAGCCCACCGGAAAGCCGGTCGTCGAAAACTTCACGTCGGCGATGATGTTCTTCGTGAAGCTGACCGTCCCGATGATGTCCGGCTTGATCGAGCCTGAGTCCGGGATGCCGTCCAGGCCGCAGTCGGCGAACGTGTTGTTCGTGACCACCGCCTGGACCTTGCTCGAGGCGAAGCGCAGACAGCTGCCCGACTGGCCGGCATCGGTGCTCGGGCCCTGCAGCGCAGGGTTGCCCGTGCGCGAGACCACGTTCCGCTCCACGCGCGCGCCCGGGCCTGAGTTGCTCGACAGGATGATGCCGTCCAGGTGCACGTTCCTGATCACGTTGTCGTGGATCCAGATGTTGGTCATCGAGCGCGTATCGGTGTCGCAGTAGAACTGGACCCCACGGCCGCCCGTCTGGTTGTTGATCGTGTTCCAGCCGACCTCGTTGTCGTTCACCGTGGCCGCGCGGCAGTCCCCGTAGATCGCGTGGTAGAGCTTCGAGCCGCCGTTGTCGTGCAGGTTGTTGCCGAAGATGCGGATCCGCGTGCCGCTGAACTCGACCGCGGCTGCGCCGCCTGAGTCCTCGAAGTAGTTCTTGACCTCGTTCGCCACCACGCGCACATCGTCGTTGCCTTGCTCGGGCGCGATCGACAGGCCGTGCCCCTTGGCGTCGATGCTGAAGCCCGCGATGACAACGTGGCCGGTCGTCGAGAACATGTGGATGCCGCGGGACTGCGACGTGTACACGAAATTGCACGCCTCCCCCGGGTAGCACAGGAACGCCATGGGAGCGGCTGCGGTGCCGCTCTTGTGGTGGATCGAGAAGAACGAGCCGTATTGCGCATAGACGTCGCTCCAGGTCCCACCGCGAACGACCAGATGGTCGCCTGGTGTAAAGTCCGAGCGCTCGAAGGTCTGGGTGATGAGGCGGCAGGGCTTGGTGATGTCGTTCGGCGCGCAGGTCGCGTCGTTGCCGCCGAGGGCGACAAACCAGACCTTGCCCGGAACCACCGTGAAGGTCGCATTGCTCGCCGTGCCAGCGACTGCGATCGTGCCGCTCGATACCCCTGGGCCTGGCTGAACGGTGATCCTGGTGTCCGACCATTGCTTGTAGGCGGCCACCGGCGAGCCGCCGATCGTAACGACCGAGGCACCCTGGGTGGCACCGAATCCCGCGCCGTAGAGCGTGATGTAGGCCCCGTTGTTGCCCTCGCCACCATTGTTCGGCCCGGTCACGACGTCGGTGTAGGAGATCGAGCCCCTCACTGCCGGCACAGGGCTGGGTGTCGGGTCTGGCGTCGGGGTTGGGACTGGATCCGGTGTCGGCGTTGGAGTGGGGGTCGGCACCGGGACCGGATCCGGGACGGTGACTGCCACGCATGGGGCCAAGCGCAGGGAGGGCGGCGCACTTCCCTTCAAGGCGTGCCACTCGGCCTTGCCTACGACCGACTGGGTGAGGGCTTCGCACGGATCGCCCACGTTCGCCCGGCCGCCATCGGGCTGGGTGGTGCGCTGCGTGGCGGCCTTGTTGCTCGGGTTGGGCGCGACCTGCCAGACGGTAGCGCCGTGGGCTGCAGCGGCTAGGAAGAGCGCAAGCGCGGCGGAGAGGCGGAGGGATTTCATGTTTCTCCTTTTCGTGGAATGGGCCCGCGCACCAATTCCCAGGTGAGCGGCTCGCCGGCGATAACGTCGCGGCACACCTTCATGCCGAGCAGTTGCTGCCGGTACTTCGGCGCCAGGCCATCTCCAGGTCGTAGCGCGCGCACATTATGCGCCGTGAGCTCGTCGCCCGCCTTCATGTCGTAGGCCACGTGCAGCGTACGGCGCAATTCGAGCATCGGCCGCTCGTCTTTCGTCGGCCCGAATGACTCGTTCCCGACCGCGTCGATCGCGTCCTTGATGGAGGAGATCATCGCGGCCATGAATTGCGGGTTCAAAGAGAAGCCAACGTCGGGCGAGGCGAATTGTCCGTTGTCGCCTAGGCCGAGGTGCTTCTCGATCATGTCGGCGCCGAGGAGCGCCGCGGCGATCGCGGCTGCCGCGCCCTGGGTGTGATCGGATAGGCCCACCCGGCAGTGGAAGTGCTCGCGCAGGTTGTGCATGGTGATGAGGTTCGCCTCGCGCGGATCGGCTGGGTAAGCGCTCGTGCACCGCAGCAAGGTCAGCTTTCGTCCCGAGCACCCTCCGAGAGCGGCGGCTTCGACAGCGTCGGTGATCTCCTCGAGCGTGGCCATCCCGGTCGAGATCACCAACTCTTTGCCGGTCTCGGCAGCGTAGCGGATCAGGTCGAGATCGAGGATCTCGAAGGAGGCGATCTTGTACATCCGGCAGCCCAGGCGCTCGAGGAAGTCGACGGCCTCGCGGTCGTAGGGCGTGCTGAACGGCAGGATGCGCAGTTCGTGGGCGAGAGCGAAGATCGACGCGGTCCAGCTCCACGGCATCTCGGCGCGCTTGTAGAGGTCGAGCAGGCGCTCCTCTCCCCAGGGACCTCCGGCCGTGCGCGTGCAGTTGCGGTGCACCATGGTGTCGGCCTGGTAGGTCTGCAACTTGATGGCCTGGCAGCCGGAGGCGGCGGCAGCGCGCACGATCGCCAGCGCCCGGTCAGGGTCCTGGAGGTGGTTCGCGCCCATCTCTGCCACGATGAGCGGGTAGCTTTCGTAGACGAATTTCATGTGCGCCCCCAGAGTTCGAGCGCCTGGGCGATCGACTCCATCGTGCCAGCCGAGAAGTCCCCGGTCGCGCCGGCGCGCCGCAGCGCGGCGATGTAGTCGGGGATGTTGCGCTTTTGCACCTGGACCTGCCGGTTGAGCTCGCCCTTCTTGAACTCGCCCTCGTCGCTCTCGATCGGTTTGATGGCGTTCCGCGTGCCCTTCTCCACCACGCTCACGATCACGAAGGGCCGCGGCGGCTCGGCTGGCCTGGCGGGTACGGCGCGGCGGTTTCCCTGGGCGGGGATGGCCTCGGTTGCAGGGCGCCCTTGCGGCCGGTCGACCAGGATCTGCGGGGTCACCTTCAGGTAATCCAGGCAGGCGTCGTAGGCCAGGATGTCTTCCTCGCGCACCAGCAGCGTCATCTCCTCCTTCTCGTGGCGGATCTTCCATAGCGCGAGCTGCAGGACCCGGTCGCGGTCGCCCTTGGCGAACGTGTCCAGGGCATCAAGCGGTGGGGGGTTCTTCGATTTGGCCATTGGCTGCTCCTCTTTCTGGCAGTTGGTAGGTGTGTTGGATGAGCTCCGCCCCAAGGCGCTTGAATAGCGCGATCGAGGCCACGTTCTCCGGGTTGATGTTGGCGACGAACCTGTTGGGCACGATACCGGCCTTGCCCGGGAGCGGGTCGTGGCAGGAGATCAGCCAGCGCAGGGCTTCCAGGCCCCAGCCCTCGCCGCGGTGCGCCCTGCAGATCTGGATCCCGACCTCGTTCCTGACGGTCAGGTACATCACCCCGATCCACTTCGTCCCGAGCGCGAGCACATAGCGGACCCGGTAGGGGTTGTCCTCGTCGATGTACCGGATATGCTCCACCATCGTCGGCATGCGCTCGTGGCTGATGTTGACGTAGTCCTCGCGCTCCTCGAGCAGCTTCCAGAGGAACTCGTGGCGGCCGTCCAGGTTCCGGGTGATCGGGATGAAGCGTAGCGGATCCATCAGTGCACCACCCTCGTTTCGATGCCGTGCTCCTTCAGGTAGAGCGCGGCGCCCGCCGGGGTCTGATCGGTGAACTGGAACATGGCGCCCGCGGCGACCGCGTCGGCCCCCGCCTGGAGGGCCTCGAGCATGTGCTGGTAGGTGCCGGCCCCGCCATGGGCGATGACCGGCACGCCAATCCGCGGCGCCACCAGGCTGATGAGCTGCAGGTCGTAGCCTTTCATGGTGCCCTCGCGCTCGACCGCGGTGAGCAGGATCTCCCCCGCCCCCAACATCGAGTACATGTCGGCCACCTCGACCGCGCTCAAGCCGATCGCCATCTCGTTGCAGAACCCTCGGGCCCGGCCATCGACGTCCACATCCAGCGCAGCGACAATCGCCTGGCGCCCGAACTGGTCCGCGCAGCGTTTGAGCAGGACGGGGTTCCGGTAGGCCTCGGCCCCGATCACGACCTTGTCGGCGCCGGCGCGCAGCAGGTCCTTCACGTCCTGGGTGGTGCTTACGCCCCCTCCGACCGCAAGCGGCACGTGGGTATCGCCCGCGAGTTCGCTCACCAGTTCGAGGTCCGGGCTTCGGCCCTCCGGGGTCGCGCCGATATCGAGGAGGCAGATCTCGTCGACCCCGCGCATGGCGTGGATCTTGACGGCCTGCGCAGCGTTACCGACCACCCGCCAGGCGTCGAAGCGTTCACCTTTCACGAGCTGGCGCCCGCGGCACAGGATCGTGGGGATGATGCGCTTGCTGAGCACGATCTAAGCTAGTTCCTTAAGCGTGGGGGTGCGCTCGCGATTGGCGAACAACTCCCAGTTGGTGAAGCGATCGAGCACCGCGAACAGTTGATGCTCGCTCATGCCGATCCGCTCGAGCACCTCCCGGAGGCTGATCCCGCCGTAGAGGTACGGCACCCAGCCGTCGTAGGTGTGCACGAAGTCGAGCGCTTCGCTGCGGCTCACCTTGCCGCGGCGGATGTCGACTGAGAGCTGGGCGGCGGCACGGCCGTATCCGTATTTCCGATACATCGCGTGGTCGTGCAGTCCGGTCATCGCGTTGTCGAGGTTCTCGTGCTCCCACCAGTTGGCCTGGCAGGGCTTGTCCTGCAGCATGCCGTTGTCCCTCGCGACCTTGGCATTGCGCTCGGAGTCCCATTCGAAGAAGCTGCCGAGGAAGATCGCGCGCACGTGCCCGTAGTCCCCGGGTGCGTAGGGCTCCATATCCTGTTCCGTGAGCCCCTCGGTCCCCACCAGGTCGGCCGCCCGCAGCCCGAGAAAGCCGCCGAACTCGGTCACCCAGCGCCTAGTCATCTCCTGGGCCTCGTCGCTCCCCTCCGGGCCGCCGTAGGCCTCCTGCGGGTTCTCGCCGTAGATCACGATCGGGATCCCCATCGCCTGGGCGATCCGCCAGGGAGTGTTGAAGATCGTGGCGTGCTCGGGCCAGCTGATGTCGCCCACGAGTTGCAGCCCGAGCCGGTTCAGCTTCGCGCGCACGGTCTTGTTCGGGGTGTACTCGAGGGTGGGGGCGAAGCGCGCGAGGTTGTCGATGTTCGCCCGCCCGATCGGGGTGAGCATGCAGGTGGTCGCGGTCACGATGAGCGGCCGGTAGCCGAGCTCGATCACCTTGAGCACCTGCCAGTGGCTGTCCTTGCCACCGGAACTCGCCACGACGCAGTCGAAGGGCGACTCGTTCGCGTAATCGGCCATGAGTTCGTGGAAGTCCATCTCCTTGCGAGGCCAGTCGATCTTCGGGCGCTTGGCGAAGGACCTGCAGGCCGCGCACACTCCATCCCGGAACGGGGTATCCGGGCGGGTATCGGGGATGACGCACAGACGACAGCGCTTCACGTGTTGCTCCTCGGGGGCACGAATGGGTTGGGCTTCAGTTCCGGGTAGGCCGCCTCGAGCTCCCGCAGATCGGCCGCAGCGTCCATCACGCCGTGCCAGTCGCCCTCGTCGATCTTCATCTCCAGGTAACTCAGGTAGCGCTTCCAGCGCTCCTCGGGGCTCACGCGCGCCGCCCGAGCCAGTAGGTGCAGCGATCGAAGCCTGGGCACTCGTCCCCGTAATCCACGATCTTCACCTGGTGCGCCTCGAGCACGGCCCCGTAGTTGCGCCGCCACAGGAGATCCTTTTCGCCGCGGTACTCGATCGGCTCGTCCGCGCCCGATTCGCTCACGTACTCCACGGCGAGCACCCAGTCGACGCTCATCTCCACCAGGTGGCTGACAGTGGCGTGCAGGTTCTCGGGCGCCACGTGGATCAGCACGCCGGCGGTGAAGGCGAGTTCGCAGGGGAGGATGGCCGGGGTCTTTCCCTGGGGTTCGCGCAGGAGCACTGCGCGCAGGCCGGCCGCCCTCGCCTGCAGCACCGCGCGCTCGTTCACGTCCACGCCGATGCACTCGATGTGGCGCTGCGCTGCGGCTTGGATGGCTGACAGATTCCAGCCGGCGTTGCACCCGAGTTCGTAGGCCGAGCGCACGCCGGTCTGCGAGAGGATCCGCTTCCAGAAGGGGATGCGGTCCCACCAGGTGACCCGGTTGCGCGCGGTGTAGGCGTCCCCGAACTCACCCGCCCAGGCTTCCTCTTGGCGGGTCATCATGTGAGCCTCTTTCCGCCCTCGACCAGCGCCGCGTACATCAACTCGGCGCGGATCCAGTCCTCCTCGGTGTCGATATCCTGGACCCGCCAGCGCGGGATCGGCACGCCGATCGAGGCAGGCGCGTAGATCTGCTCCTCGCGCAGGAAAGCCGAGGCCCTTCCCCAGTACCACTGGCCGGCGTCGTGCCAATGCTCCTCGAGGTCCTGGGAGCGGGTATCGGCGTGTTCGGACCAGACCGGCCAGATCGCGCCATCGGACCTGCGGCTAAGAGCGCGCTGGACCGGGAAGGGGAAGGTGGTGACCGCGAAGGCGTAGGTCGGATTCCACTCGGTCTTCGTGAGGCATGTGTGGCCCAGGCGTATGTCCTGCGGGGTCACCATCGGTGCGGTCGCGTAGAGGCAACAGACCTCGTCGCCCCATCCAGCCTCGAGCTTCGTCAGGGCGTGGCGCATCACGGCCTGGGTTCCGGTTTTGTCGTCGGCCAGTTCGTCAGGGCGAAGGACCACGAGCGCCACGTCCTCCCAGTATTTGTTGACGATGGCGGCGATCTCGCGGTCCTCGGTGCTCACCCAGATGCCGTCGAAGAGCTGGCTGTCCCTGGCCGCGGCGATCGAGTAGTTGATGATCGGGATCCCGTGGAAGGGCTTGATGTTCTTGCGCGGGATCCGCTTGCTCCCGCCGCGGGCCGGGATGATGCAGAAGCGGCTCACTTGGCCTCCGGCGGCTTGAAGTCGAGCGGCTCGACCACGAGCTTGCCATCCTGCCAGCGGTGGTTCCTGAACTGCATGCCGTCGTCGCGCGGCAGCGGGCCGTAGGTCGCCGCGTCCTTGTTCAGGTCGCGCGCCTCGACCACCAGCTTCACGTCGTCGTAGCCGTAGGTGGTGTCGCTCACCACTAGGTGGTACTGCCGGAGGATGTCGCAGTCGGGCATGGCCTTGACCTTCACCCCGCGGCCCTCGGCGAACCCGCACCAATACTCGAGACAGGCCCTCGCGCTGATCGGCTCGCCGCGCGGGGTATCGAGGGCAAGGCCCACACCGTGGAGCCCGATCTCGACCGCGCCGAGCGCGATCGCGTAGGCGACCATCATGTCGATGCTGCCGGCGTGGTAGATGCCGCCGCGGGGCCCGAGCACCGTGTGCAATTGATGCCGCGGGAAGAGGTGCTCATTCGCCAGCAGGCCGTTCCAGGTATCGATCACGTAGAAGGGGACGGTCGGGTTGTTCTTCGACCAGTCGGCGTCCCAGATGATGTACTCGTAGCAGTCGCGGTTCAGGTGTGCGAAGCGGTGCAGGTTGAACATGCGCGCCCAGCGCACCGGTGCCCAGCGGTTCTGGGGCCTGTTGTCCGGTCTGATCGCGTTGAGGCCCCAGATCTCCCAGCTGTAGTCGTAGTGCGCGTGCAGGAAGTACTTCTCCTTGGCGCCGCCGGCGATGATGGCGACTCGGAGCGGGGGCTTCTCGCGGCTCGGCTGGCCTGGCGGGTACGGCGCGGCGGTTTCCCTGGGCGGGGATGGCCGGTCCTGGGCGGCGGCGAAGGCCTGCTTCTCTATGGCGCGGTCGTTCTTGGATCTCCTGCCGAACATCGCGTTCTCCTCTCTATCGGGCGTTGGGATCCATCGCGGCCAGGTCGGAGATTGCTTGAAGCACCTGGTCTACGACGTGGGCGGCCATGTACACGGGCTTGCGGCCGTCCTTGTCCATGCTCACGAGCATGATCGTCACGCGGGTGATGAGCCCCTCGCGCAGCCTGCCGGCAGCATACTGCATTCGCTGCTCCTTCGTCACGGCGCGCTGGATGTAGTCGGCCTCGGCGCTCATCGCGTCGGCCACGTTCCTCGCGCCGTTGGGGTCGAAGGCGACCCACAGCTTGGGCTCTGGGAAGCGCAGCACCACCTTGTCGGCGTCGTGCGCCACTATCACCGAGCTGGCGCCCGGGGCCCCCAGGCTCTTGAACTCGGGCGGCTCGTGTTCCTGGCCGTTATTCCCGCTCACGGGCCTTGGCCTCGTCCGCGTCCAGAATCTTGCCGATCTCGACGATCTTCTTCGCCAAGGTGTAGGGATCGTGCTTTGCCCCGCAGGCGACTGCCGAGGCCATCACGGTCAGCCCGTGGTTGTAGGCCTGCTCGGCCGTGAGCGTCAGGAACTGGCCCCTGAAGGCCGGGCGGAAGATGAAGGCGATGCCGGTCTTGCGCGAGCCGACGATGTCGATGTCCTGCTTCTCGGTCTTCACGGCCTCGGCCGCCCGCGCCTCCGAGCTCTGCTTCTTGCGCCGCAGGATTTCGTTGATTCTCATTTGAAGATCTCCATCTGGGAAAGGTCGGGGTAGTCGTCGTTCGGCAAGTCGCCGCCGGCGCCGATGATCGGAAGGCGCACGAGGCCAGCGGCGGCGATCTCCGGGCTCATGTAGGCGTGCCAGCCTGCGAAGGTGAACACGTCGTCCTTCGGGGCCACGCCTTCGGCGCGGCCGTCAAAGCGCGCCCGGCGCAGCCAGGCATCGGCCTTGGCGTCGTCGTGCAGAATGGCGCCGCCCTGCTGGATCCCGAGGATCTTCGACCAGTGGAAACTTGTGCACAGCATGACCGACCGGTGGTCGACAGCTTCGACGGCCATCGTGTACATGTGGCGCGCGAAGCGCCTTGCGCAATCCCAGACCGGCAGGGGCTCTAGCCGGTAGGCTCCATGCCAGTCGTCGTCGCGGAATACCGGCCGCCCTCCAGCGTGGATGATGCTCATGGGCACGCTAACGTAGGTGCGCTTGGGGATTTCGATCGAATGCCTACCGGGATATGTGCCCATGCCACGCAGATGCCACGCCACCGCGAGCAGCAGCGCCATCGTGCAGCTCGAGGTGGTCACAGCGTAGGGTGCGCCGGTGTAGTCGCACAGAGCGGCCTCGAAGTCCTTGACCACCTGGAAAGGGTTCTTCATACCTTGGTGAGCTCCGTTCGAAGTTCCTCGATCGTCATCCTGGGGGCGTCGCAGGAGCGCCGAGGTCCCTCCGGCTCCCCCGCGGCGAGCATGGTCTCGTGTAGCTTCTCGTCAGGGCCGAGGACCTGGTCGACCCAGAGCCCGACCGGGCTCGGCTCGCCCTCTGGCAGCATAGCGGCGAGCAGGTCGCCAAGCCTGTAGGCTGGCAACTCCGGGACGATCAGGGTGCCAGACAGGGCGCGGGAGGCCTTGATCACGAGCTCGACCGCCTGGTCGGCGCGGATCCAGAATCGGGTCACATCCGGCGTGCGGATCGTGATATCGCGCTTGGCCGCGATCGCCGCGCGCCAGGTCGGGATGACCGAGCCCGTGCTGCCGGCCACGTTCCCGTAGCGCACCGCGGTGAAGTTCGGACCGTGGGGTGCCATGGCCACCGCGCCCAGCATCAGCTTCTCGGCGACGAGTTTGGTCGCCCCGTAGCAGTTGAGCGGCTCGGCCGCTTTGTCGCTCGACACGAACACGACCCGGTCGACCCCCGCGTCGATCGCCGCGTCGATCACGTTCTGAGTCCCGAGGATGTTGGTCTTCACCATCTCGGTGGGGTTGTAGATCCCGACCTCGACGCGCTTCAAGGCCGCGGCATGGATCACCGTATCGACCGATTCCATGGCTCGGGTGAGGCGCTCGCGATCGCGCACGTCCCCGATGAACCAGCGTAGCCGCGGGTCGTCGCCGAACTCCGCACGCATCGCTGCCTGGGCGGCCTCACCGCGCGAGTAGATGCACACCCGCTCGGTGTGCTGGTCGGCCTTCAGTTCGGTGAGGATGTGCCGCACGAGCGCCCGGCCGAGGAAGCCTGTGCCGCCGGTGATCAGCCAGCCGAGGCCCGGGGATTTCAGCATGTGGAAAAAAGTGGGCCCGGAGCGCTCGAGTGTCGAACGCTGGATCCAGGCCCGGAGGTCCGGCTTGGGGCCGGAAGGGAGAAGAGAAGCGCGGAAATTGTAGCGCCGGTCATGTTGCGTTGCAATGACATCAGGCGTGCTCCTCGTAGCCCCATCGGGCTATCAGGATGGCCTCGGCGCGGTTGTGGTCCTTCTTCCGAGCCAGGTCGGCCTCGGGGTAGAAGCGCTGGGCGAGTTCGCGCGCCTTGCCCTTATTCTCCTTGCCGCCGGGGATGCTGAATGCCTTCTTCCAGCTGCCCGGGGTGACCTCGCAGTTCGGAAAGCGGCACGCCACAACGACGCCCTCAATGATCCCAGTGGTATGCCCCAGGCTAAAAACACTCGAGGTCCCCTGCGGCTTCGTGCCCGGAGCTCGGAAAGGGGCCTGGCGCTCGAGCACCACAAGAATGGCTTCGCGGTCGTAGTCACGTGTCCACTCCCTCAATAGCTGGGCGAGCGCGGCGGCGTTCACCTGGTTTTTCACCTTGGCCTCGCCGTTGCCGCGCGTCATGGTCGGCATGTCGGCCACGGCCTCGAGGCCGCGCGGGCCCACCATGGCAAGCGCTCCCGACAGGCCCGGATCGACGCCGATGATCTGCATCAGAAGTTCACCCCGACGTGCACGGTGCTGTTGTGGTTGATCACCGCGACCTCGATCCCGATCGTCACGTACTGCCAGGCCTCGCGCCAGCCACGCGGGAGCGCGTAGGCTATGCCGGCGTGCACCGCCGACCCGATGAGCGTGGCAACTGCCAGCTTCGTGCCGCTCGGGTTGCGACCCAGGAGCGGGTTGCTCTCGTGCATCTGGTGGCACACCGGGCCCCGCTGCTCCGAGCATGGCACGTTGCTATGCAGCAGAGCGTTGGTCTGGTAGGCATCGTAGGCGAACAGGCTCACGTTGATCGCCTCGCGCACCGTGTCGGCGTCGGTCCACTCGTCGTGGGCCGCAGCCGGCATGGCCATGGCGAGCAGGAGCCAGGCGCCGGAGATCCTCATCCCTCCCCCTGCTTCAGCTTGGCGACGCATTCGCCGTGGATCAGTCCTTGCGTATAGGCATCAAAGGCCAGACGCTCCATTTGCTCTCGGACGCTCTGAAATACATTGAACGATGCCTCATGGAATCGCACAATCGGGCTTACTTGTTCCCGAGCGACAGCGGCAATTTCCGCCGGAATCTTGACCGTCATCAACCCCAATCGTTCGGCGCGGCTTCTCACTTTCTCTCCTGCTGAGACATGGCGGCGTCGGCGAGCGCCTCGATCGCGCGCACGCCATCGCACTGGGCGGCGTGGGGCATGCCTTCGACCCGCCCGCAGAAGCGGCACACGTAGGCCGGGTCCTTCCAGTGGTGCCGGTAGGCGTAGAGGATGGTGCGCCGCGCCTGCTCGTTATCCATGGACGGCCTCCCGCTCTGCCTGGATCCGGTGGGCATGGCTCGGGACGAAGGTCCCGGCCTCCAACTGCCGTGTCAGCCCTGCAAACATCGCCATGGGGTCGCGCACCGACTTCTCGCGCAGGATCCCCTCGAGCTCATCCAGCAGGTTCTGGGCCTCTCTCGGGCTGATCGCCTCGAGGTAAGGTCGCATCGCCTCCTGCTGAGCGCTTGAGAGCCTTTGGGGGTAGAGCAGTTTCCTACCAGCCGCCGCCGCAGCCTTGGAGTTATCCACAGGCTTTGCCGGTGGCGCTTGCTTTGCTGCTGCGGCTTTGTAGTTGGTTCCTGACGGTTCGGCGGACATAGCTATGTCACCCCTTTGGGACCTGGGTGTCCGCCCCTGAGGGACCTGGGTGTCACCCCTTGAAGGGGGGGGAGACAACTTGTCCTCCCCCCCTGTGGATAAGTTTTCCTGGTTGAAGAGGGGCAGCGTTTCGATCATGTGGACCTGGTAGAGGTGGCAGCCGTTCGGCCCCTTGTTGCGTAGCGTTTTGAGCTCCCCAGCCGCCTCGAGGTGCCGCAGGGCGCGGCGCGTGTTGCGCTCGCTCATCCTGATCATGCGACCGAGGGTGGCGACCGAAGGCCATGCCATGCCCTCGCGGTTCGCGATATCAGCGATCGCGAGGAGCAGCAGGAGCTCGGTGCCGCTGTGCTTCGAGTTCTCCCAGACGTAGGCGCTGACGTAGACGCTCACGGCAGGCTCGCGAAGCTGTAGCGCCTCGGCCGGCGCAGACCACGCACCCGCGGGTTGGTGCGCAGGCGCTCGCGCGCGGCGGCGGCGCGTAGGTCAGGCGGCCAGGGGCACTTCCCGTCCCACAACTCGATCGAATCGCTCGTGAGCCAGCGTCTGCTGGCGCTCGGTTCGGCCACCTGCTTCTCCTCTTTCATGGGCCGGTCACGCCTGTCAGGCGGCCAGGCGCTTCTGCTTGATCTTGTCGTAGATCTTGGGATCCACCACGAGCTTGCCCTTCGAGAGGACCTGGCACTTGTAGGCGATGCCCTCGGGCACGACATCGCCCCAGCCGTGTACCGCCTGCTTGGTCACACCGAGCTTCGCGGCGACTGCCGGCTCGGTGCCCCCGAAGAACTCGATCACGTCGGTTTTTTTCATGGTTGGGTGAACTTTACTTGACCGGCTCGGTGGAAGTCAAGCCGCCTTTACCCGGCAGACACACAAGGTGTCCGGGTATGCCGCTGCGCTCGAGCGCTACGACGTTCCCTGCACCATACGCAACAAGGCAACTTGGCGCTCCTGCGCTCGCCTCTGCTCGGCGCCCGTCGCTGTGATGGAAACGCAGCCGGCCGCGCAAAAAGAGCACGGCATGCGCCCCCCCCCAGACGTGCTCGAAGAACATATCGGTCTCGGTGCGCGCGAAAATGAGTGCGATGGCGTTTCCGTGCGCTGCGGCGCGCGCAAGCCACGCCGCAGCTTGGGTGCCGTAAGGCGGATTGCACCAGACTCGCCCGAACCAGGGCTGCGCGAGTCCGTTGTCGAGGACGCAGAACGTCTTCGCGGCCGTCTTCCAAGGAGGGTAGATCGGTGAGCACGGATCCAGATCGAATTCGCCCAAGGCCCGAAGGATCTCGGGCGGGGTCAACCATTCATCGTGGGACAGTGAAGCGGAGAACCCGTCTTTCCGTGCTGGTAGGTCCTCACCGAGAAGATCGGTCACTCCACCATCTCCTGTTCGACCGCCACCAGGTTCGCCCGCACGATCGCCGCGGCCATGGGCGGGGGCACGCTGTTGCCGCACATCCTGACCTGGACCTTCTTGGTCATTGGCTCGCCGTCCGCTCCGCGCTCGATCTGGTAGGACCGTGGGAAATCGTGGGCGGAGAAGAGCTCGCGCGGCTGGAGCATCCGCATCCCGATATCGACGATCACGTGGGGCTCGCCTTCGACAGTCACAGTCACC